GGTGTCAATTCCTCTGACACGTACAACGGCTGGCCAAACTACGAAACATGGCTGGTTGTGCTTTGGCTGGACAATGACTTGCGCACATACAACCACTGGCGTGCAGAGGCCAGCAAACTATCCGAATGGGAGTTAGCGCGTGTGCTGGAGACATCACACAAGGATACAAGCTACGACCTAACCGGAGCCGTGGGGATGTGGAATGACCTAGTAGGCGCAGCCCTCAGTCGGGTGGACTGGCAGGCCATAGCCAGACACCTGAAAGCAGAATAGTTTGTCTAATGCTTGACATATCTCGGGAAACTGAGATATAGTCAAGTCACATCTTTTTATAGGAGAAGTAAATGCCTGATATACAGAGCGAACTGAGCAAAGTCTTAGACGAATGGGACAAACCCATAGAAGAAAACAATCAACCGGAGAAACAAATGGAAGCAACACCCTTGTTCAGAACAACCAACAACGTGACCCGTGCCACGTTCAACCTAGTCAGGGACAACGCGGGCATCATGCGCAGGGGTGCAGTGGCCAAGCTGGAAACCTTGGGGTACAAACCAACGTCAACGACAAGCCTTCTAACGCAGATGATGCGCCAGCGTTTGATACGTGTAGAGGCCGATGGTGGGATGCACGCCAACTTCCCCGAGTACACACCACTTAAAGCCAAGCTGCGCAGGGTAATGGCGGACAAGAAACCTGCAAAGGTGAAGGAGGTAAAGCGGACGTACAGCAAGCGCAGCGTTGAGTCCAAAGAAGGCATTGCCGCGTTGCAGCCGCAGGCTACCCCAGCACCCACGCCAAGGACAGCCATCATCACGACCAACTTTAGCGCTGATGCCATCATCAAGAACCTGACCATCTATCAGGCCAAAGAACTGCGCGATGCCCTCAACAACTTGTTCAAATAACACCATGCACAAACTACTAGCACTACTACGCGAACCATTCCGCAAGCCCAGCCCCTTGGAAGTCATCGCCACCGAGTTGGCAGAAGCCCACTTGGCTAAGCTAGAAGCAGAGACTGCGGTGGAGTACACCCAGTCAATCGTGGACTACAACGTGACCCGCATTGAGCGTTTGAACAAGCGCATGGAGGAGTACAAATGAGACACCTGCGTGTACACGGCACTGCTGAGAAGTGGAGCGCTAAGTTGGTAGAGGACTACGACATTGACGAGAAGCACCACAAACAAGCAATTTGCGAATTGATACACGACCTAAAAGAACTGGCGGTGGTACGCAACTATTACATTGACCGCGATACCCTGCTGGAGTTATACGACAAACACATGAGTTACCAACAAGGAGAACTGAAATGAAAGACGAGATTGCAGGTACGATTTACGCCAAAGACTACACCGACTGGATGGTAAAGACCGGCGGCTTTGCAAGGGACATGACCTTGCGTGACCACTTTGCTGCGCTTGCTATGCAAGAAATTTATCAACGTGTAGAAACAGGTGGCTTTGAACGTGTAGCAAAACTGTCTTACGAATTGGCAGACGCAATGCTCAAGGAGCGCAACAAATGAAACAAGTAATCCAAGACGAGGGCGCACGCCCTATCAAAATCTGGACGGACGATGTGGAAGCATCGGCCCTAACCCAGCTAAAGAACCTTGCACGCCTGCCGTTTATCAACAGCAATGGGGTGGCCTGCATGCCGGACGTACACGCGGGTATTGGCTCCACTGTGGGCACTGTAATCGCCACGGAGAGGGCAGTCATCCCCGCCGCTGTGGGTGTTGATATTGGGTGCGGCATGAACGCGGTGCGCCTGTCCCTCAAGGCCAGTGATTTGCCTGACAACTTGAAGCCTTTGCGCGACGAGATTGAGCGGCGCGTACCGCTGGGTGTAGGTGGGGCGCACGATGACAGCACGGACATCGGGGAGGTTACTTCCATGCTGGACAAGACAGTTATTGAGCCGCTGTACAACGGCGACTACGACAAGTTCCACGCCAAGGCGGCAAGTCAGATGGGCTCACTAGGCTCGGGCAACCACTTCATTGAGGTGTGCATCGACGAGAACCAAGACGTATGGGTGATGCTGCACTCGGGCTCACGCGGTATCGGCAACATGATTGGTACGCACTACATCGCCAAGGCCAAGCGCCAGATGGAGCAGTTCTTTATCACGCTGCCGGACGACAACCTTGCGTACTTCCCTGAGAACACCGAGGACTTTGATGACTACATGTATGCCGTGGGTTGGGCGCAGAACTATGCGTTTGAAAACCGCCGCCGCATGATGTCTGAAGTGCTGGAGGCCATGAAGCTGCGCATCGACAAACCGTTCACCATCACACAGGAAGCAATCAACTGCCACCACAACTATGTCGAAAGAGAAAATCACTTTGGAAGAAATATGTGGGTTACTCGGAAGGGTGCCATCCGCGCACGCGATGGTGATCTTGGCATCATCCCCGGAAGTATGGGTCAGCGCAGCTACATCGTCCGAGGCAAGGGAGATCTTCAATCTTACTGCTCTTGCTCACATGGCGCAGGTCGCAGCATGTCGCGTGCCGAAGCGAAGAGAAGGTTTAGCCTCAGTGATCTGGTGGCACAAACAGAAGGCGTCGAGTGCCGCAAAGATGCAGGAGTCATCGACGAAATCCCAGCCAGCTACAAAGACATCGACCAAGTGATGGCAAACCAAACCGACCTTGTTGAAGTCGTCCACCAACTAAAGCAGGTACTCTGCGTGAAAGGAAACTAAATGACTTGCTGTGACTATGGTAAATGCACCAATGGCCCAGACTGCCCCGTGCGTAAACAACGCATCAAAGAGGTGAACGATGCGTATGCCAACGGCTACAACGATGCACAGTTGGGTGACCCACTGGACGACTTGGTAGACACGTTTAAAGCCTTGCTAACAATCGTGACTGCGGTGCTAGGTGTATGGGTCGCATTTTTACTTATTTGGAGAATCTGATGAACAAACGAATTAAAGAACATTTTGGAGTTGAAGAATGAAAACAGTATGGGTAATTTGTGCCACGGTGGACTTGGGCTATCACATGGTCAAGGGCTACGATTCGTATGACAAAGCAAAGGCTGAGTTTGACCGGATGTATGCCGAAGCCGTTGATGAGCAAGTGAAAAACTTGATGAAAAATTGCAACTACACAAAAGAGCAAGGCGAGGATTGGTGTGCAAGTGTTTCTTTCTATGAATTGGAAAGTGTGGAGGTTGAAGAATGAACATCATTGAACTAGCAGAGCAAGCTGGGTTTGAAAGAATTAAACATACAAATGAAGATTGGGTTTGTTTCTCGGAAGAAATAGAAGCCTTTGCCGCATTGGTAGAAGCACATGAGCGTGAAGCAGCAATAACTGCAATACAAAACATCGAGCGCAAGGGCGGCTGGATAACACGCGAAGATGCAATTGAAGCCATCACAGCAAGGGGAACAACATGACAGGCTTTAACAGCAAAAGAAAAGCGGCGCAGGACAAGCTAGAGCAATGGGACAACGAAGCGTTCAATGCGTGGTGGGACAGTGACTACGATGACAGCGCTAACCCATACGAAATAAACACCTTTGCTTATTGGGCATGGGCAGGATGGCAAGCAGCATTGGCACAAGCAGACATGACAGGCTTTGACAGCAAAACAAAAGCGGCGCAAGGCGAGCTGGCGCAGCGCGTCACAGCACAACAACAACAACAGGACGGGATGCGCGGGCCACGGCCCACGAGCAGCGGTGAGCAGACGGCACAGCCAGCGCAGGAGCCTTATGGTTATGTGTCTATCGGAGACCACCCGGTTTTTCAGAAAGAAACGCCGGAAATTGGGCGTTGGGAAACTGTCTACACCACCCCACCCGCAGCACAGCCAGCGCCTGTGCAGGAGCCTGAGTATTGGAATGTGATTGACCCCGCAGGTAATGTTGTTGCGTCCGAGACAGATGCGATTCGTGGATGGGCACGTATTGCAGGAAGTTACAAACCAACAGTTGAGGGTTTACTTGGGTTTCATGAGCAAGGATGGCGTGTTTTGCCAAAGGCGAACCCACCCCTGCCAGCACAGCGCACAGAGCCAGCGCAGGAGCCTGTATGTCCCAAATGCAAAGCAGGGGTGTTATATGAATGCGTGGCTTGTAGTAGCAACAACTACCCACCACAGGGAGCGCAGGAGCCTGTGGCGTGGATGCGCCCGAGCGAAGAAGGGTACGACTCAGCATTTCGTGACCACAGCACCGTGATGGTTTGCACAGGCAACCCGTGGACTGGTTGGATACCCCTCTACACCGCCTCACCACAGCGCCCGTGGGTAGACCTGACGGATGATGAACTGGCTGAATGCTGGACAACAAGCGCAACACAAACGTGGAAAAACTTTGAAGCCAAACTCAAGGAGAAGAACACATGACACAAGAGACTAAGAGCGTAACTTATAAAGAAGTTGCGGACACAATGAACGCTTTGAGAAAAGGTAATTTCAGTCAGAAGGCCGCTGCCGAAGAAGTAGGGAAACTAAAACTCTACACCGCCCCACCACAGCGCCCGTGGGTAGGGCTGACGGATGATGAGCTGGATAATTTTCTTAAGGCGTCATGGGATCGGGGAGTGACTCCAGAACATTTTATTCAAGCCATCGAAGCCAAACTCAAGGAGAAAAACAATGGTTGAAGTTGGCGATCTTGTTTACATCCACGAGTCATACGGGCCATTGCCTAAAGACTTGTTTGCAATTGTCACGCGTGTAGCACACCGCTTACCTGCACTGGACGACAGATACCCACCCGTAACCGTGGAGCTATGGGTATTCAATGAGAAGCCAAAAATTAGTAGCTGGTATGAACCTAAACACTTAACAATTCTGGAGAAAAAATATGCATGATGATGATGATGATGACACACAGGTGTACAAAGACCACGACAATTTACTGACCATCACATACAAATCGGGGTACTACGATGGCAAGAAGGCAGCACTAGCTGGGCAGGAGCGCAACTTTTGCGAACGCTGCGGTAAGCGCACACCTGACCTGACAACGATACACACTTGCACACCACCACAGGAGAAAACATGACTATCGCATGGTACGACCCCACCAACCATCACGTTAGCACGGACAAGAACGACCCACGGTTCACGCCGCTTGGTCAGTTGTGGCCTTTGGATGTTCCCCGCGAGTGGGTAGGCCTGACAGACGAGCAACGGCGTGTGTGCGTAAACACCCCATTCGTTGCAGATCAATGGGCATATATTGAAGCTAAGCTGAAGGAACTCAACAGTGCGTAAGTCCAATCACCACGCCGTAAGGATGCTGCTACAAAAGTATCCTGACGGGCTGACTGCCGCTGAGATAGCCGAGCGGTCAGAAAAAAGTAACACTTCTAGTAGGCGTGCGCTGATCGGAATGCCCGATGCGTACATAGACAGATGGATAGCTTACAGAAAGCAATGGGTTGCTGTATGGTGTGTTATTGTCCCGCCCGAAAACTGCCCTAAACCAAGTGAGAAACCAAATGAACCAACCAAAAGACCTACCAAACTTTGCAGCGTGGAACCAAGAGACCTTGGCCAAGTTCTGCACGGACGCGTATCTGCGCATGCAAGCACAGCAAGAGGAAATTGAGCACCTCAGACTGGACGCCAAGGCAGCACTGGAAGCAGCGCGTAGGGCGATGGTGGAAGGGAGTAAATAGTATGGCAACGCCTGAGTCAAAGGTCAAAGCGAGAGTCAAGAAAAAGCTGGTTGAACTTGGCTTTTATTACTTCATGCCACCGGCCAACGGCTTCGGGCGTGCAGGGATACCGGACGTAGTGGGATGCAGAACGGATGGCCGGTTCTTTGGTATCGAGTGCAAAGCAGGCAAGGGTAAGACCACCGCGCTGCAAGACCGGGAGCTTTACCGGATACAGCAAGCCGGGGGCATAGCCCTCGTGATTAACGAAGACAACTTAGACAAACTCAAGGAGTTATTAAATGAATGATGAACCAATAACCGAAGAAAAATTTAAAGAAATAATTGATTCGCTGGACAAAGAAGAGCGTGATTATTTCCGCGAATGTGTTGAAGAAATGGTGCGCTGCTTTATGCCGAACACTGAAACACTGGGCGTGTTTGTTACCGCTACGCGCACTGGGTATGGCGCAAAAGTCTACGCAATGAACGCTGGCTCGACCGAGATAAAAATCATGTTGGAGTCTGTGCTGTTCAGTAAATTTGAAGACGAAGCCGCAATGAAAGTACCCAAGGAGAAATTGAATTGAGCGCTCCCTACGACCGCATACTGACCATTGACTTTGAAACGTACTGGGACAGCAAAAGCTACACGCTGTCCAAGATGACAACTGAGGAGTACATACGTGACGACAAGTTCTTGGCTTTCGGAGCCTGCATACACGAGTTTGGGGATGACAGACCCACACAGTGGTATCGAGGAGGTGACGAGCTTCATAGAGTCCTATCAACATACGACTGGGGACGAACCGCAGTCTTGGCACATAACGCCCAATTCGATGTCTCCATACTCTCTTGGCGGTATAACGTCAGACCCGCGTTTATCTTTGACACGCTGTCAATGGGGCGGGCTCTTCGAGGAGTTGAGGTTGGCAACTCTCTCGCCAAACTGGCCTCCGATTATTCCCTCCCCCCAAAGGGTACTGCTGTTTACTCCACTGACGGACTCAAAGCAATATCACAGGAAGTTGAGAAAGAACTGGCCGACTATTGCGCGCATGACGTATATCTGTGTGAAGAAATCTTCAAGCGCCTCGTTGCGGGCTACCCTGCTTCGGAACTACGCCTCATCGACATGACGCTAAAGATGTACACGCAACCTGTCTTGCAGTTGGACAAGCTCATGCTGGTCAATGCGTTGGAAGAAGAAAAGGAAAAGCGCGAAGAGCTACTGACTAGGCTGGGTGTGACTGATGCTGCGTTGGCAAGCAATGGGCAGTTTGCAGAACTGTTGCGCACCCTTGGCGTGGAGCCGCCGACCAAGAAGAAAAAGCCCACGGCAAAAACCCCTCACCCCAAGGGTGTCAACTTTGCATTCGCCAAGACGGACGCCATGTTCCAAGCCATGCTCAACGGGAGCAACGAGGATGTGGCACTGCTGTGCGAAGCTAGGCTCAAGGTCAAGTCCACCACCGAGCGCACACGGGCGCAGCGATTCTTGGAGATTTCCCAGCGCGGCCCGTTGCCTGTGCCGCTTAGTTATTACGGAGCCTTGTCGGGGCGGTGGACGGCTTGTTTAGTTGCAGATACAGAGGTTATTGTGTATGATCGGCACAACGGCCAGTGCGTTAAACGTATCGTTGATGTACTGCCAGACGACCTTGTGTGGGACGGTATTGAGTTTGTTCAGCACGAGGGTGTTCAGTTCAGTGGGTATAAAGAAGTAATGACTTATGACGGAATCACCGGCACTCCAGACCACAAGGTTTTTATCGACGACAACACAACCGTCAGCCTTCTCGATGCGCAGCAGAGAGGCCAGAGCATCATGGATGCAGCAGAACCCGACAGTGGGGCTGTGGCGGCTGCTAGGGCACGACTTAAAAGGCTCCGATGGTAAGTGGCGCGTAGCATGTGTCTGCCGCTGCGGCAGGTATGCGGAACCGCGTTACAAGGACTTACGGGCAGGCGGGTCAAGAGGGTGTATGTCGTGCGTAACTAGCGACCGTATGCGTATAGAGATTGCGCAGGCACCGGACAAGTACCCTCAGACAAAGCGCCGCAACCCACCGCGAGTACGGGTGCAGGTTACCCCCTACAAAGACCATGAGCTACGTGTCGTCCGCATCTTGCAGGGGGCAAAAGCTCGTTGTACAAACAAGCTCGAACCCGCATACAAAAATTACGGCGGAAGGGGCATCAAGTTTTGTTTTGCATCGGTGCGTGAAGGAGTCTTGTGGGTCATGGAAAACTTGGGCGCTAGGCCAACGGACGCACACAGCATAGACCGTATCGACAACGAGCGCGGCTATGAGCCGGGGAACCTACGCTGGGCCACTCGTGCTGAACAGGCACGCAACAAGCGCAGCTACACCGGGCACGTTTACGGGAAGCGCCTCAAGCGGCTATTGGCACTACGTCAAGACTACACATATGAAGGGTTGCGTAAATACGTGATAGCAGGCTTCAAGGACGAAGAGATCATAAACATGCCAAAGCCCAAGGGCGGCAGACCAAAAAAGGAGAAGAAATGTTAGTACCTGTATACGACATCATGAACTGCGGCCCGCGCTCACGTTTTGTTGCCAACGGAAAAGTTGTGCATAACAGCAAGGGGTCAGCCATCAACATGCAGAACTTAAAGCGCGGTTCGTTCTTGCGCAAAGCCATCATGGCCCCTGACGGGTGTCAATTGGTGGTGGGGGATTTGTCCCAAATTGAACCGCGTGTGCTGGCGTGGTTGTCTGACTACGAGGACATGCTGGACATTTTCCGATCAGGCGCTGACCCATACGCTGCATTTGGTTCGCAGATGTTCAACATCCCCGGCATGACCAAGGAGAGCCATTCTGATCTTCGCCAATCGAGCAAGTCTGCTTTACTGGGCTGCGGCTATGGGCTAGGGTGGGCATCGTTCGCGCAGCAGCTTCTGACCGGCTTCCTTGGCGCTCCGCCCGTGCGCTATGACAAGGACTTCGCCCGCAAGCTGGGCGTGGATGCGGTGTACGTACAGAAGTTCCTTGACTGGGATGACAACGTAATCAAGATGCTGGAGATTCCCCACGTTTGTACGGACAAGGAACTGCTGATTCACTGCGTAGCGGCCAAGAAAATCATCGACATCTACCGCAACACGGCGCATCCGGTGGTATCATTTTGGGACATGTGCAGCGGCCTGATCGGTTCAGCGCTTGCGCAGGGCAAGGAGTTCAGGTATAAATGCCTGACCTTCAGGAAGGGTGAGATTGAATTGCCTAACGGCATGAAGTTGCTGTACCCTGATTTGCGCCAAGTTGAAGATGACAAAGGTAGGAGCCAGTGGGTATACGGGCCAGACGCTACCAAACTCTACGCTGGCAAGATAACGAACAACGTAACACAGGCTGTTGCGCGTATCGTTATGACGGATGGGATGCTACGCACATCGAAGAAGTACTTCGTGGCGGGCACGGTGCATGACGAGCAGATCGTCGTGGTGCCGGATGCAGAGGTTGAATACGCTAAGACTTGGGTTTTGGCGCAAATGACTATGGAGCCACGGTACATGCCGGGGATTCCATTGAACGCTGACGGTGGTGCGCATCGTCGTTATGGATTAGCAAAAGGATAGGAGAAGTAAATGGCAACAAAAGAAAAAAACCCAATTCCATGCAGGCTGCGCATTGGGAACAAAAAGTACTCGGTTGAGATTGTCGAAGCCATGCTTAAAAAAGCATGGCAAGGTTCGATTCAGTACGACAACCATCGCATTCAAATCGCCCGCAACAGCAACGTATCGGGCCGCAGGTTTAAAGACCACGAAATGCACGCTACGTTTTGGCACGAACTCACGCATGCAATCTTGCACGATATGGATCACTCACTGCACTTGAACGAAAAGTTTGTGGAAGATTTTTCAACACGACTGGCGCAAGCCGTAAAGACAGCGAGGTTCTAAATGAAAGTAATAGCGTGGAGTCACAGTGCCCTAAAAGACTACGAGGGATGCCCCAAGCGGTATCAAGAAATCAAAGTCTTAAAGAACTTCCCGTTCACTGAGACTGAGGCCACAAGGTACGGCAACAAAGTCCACAAAGCGTTGGAGTTTTACATCCGTGACAACACGCCAGTGCCCGAAGCCTACGCGCAGTTTGTTCCCGTGGTCGATGCGCTACTCAAAAAGCCCGGACGCAAACTAGCTGAGCAGCAGATGGCGCTGACCAAAGAACTTCAGCCGTGTGATTGGCGTGCAAAAAATGTGTGGGTGCGCGGCATTGCCGACATGCTCATCATCGACGACGAGAACATGACTGCGTGGGTGGTGGATTGGAAAACGGGCTCGGATAAATACCCTGACCGTGACCAATTAAAACTCATGTCGATCATGGTGTTCGCACACTACCCGCACATCCGCAAGGTTAACTCCGCGCTGTTGTTCATAGTCAAGGGCAGCATGGTCAAGCACAGCATGACGCACGACCAAGCAGACGCCCATTGGTGGGATTACCGTGAGAGGGCTGCACGCATTGAGCAAGCCTATGAGACAGGCGTGTGGAACGCCAAACCTTCGCCGCTATGTCCGTGGTGTCCGGCAACCACTTGTGTACATCACCCTAAACACTGAAAGAAAACATCATGGCAACTCGTGACTACAAAAAGGAATACAAGCAAGACTTAAAGACCGGCAAATCAGGGCCGGACTCAGACCAACATGAACGCCAGCGTGCAAGGCGTGCGTACGATGCCAAGGGTGTTGACCGCGCTGGTAAAGACATCGACCACGTTAAACCGTTGCGCAAAGGCGGTAAGTCAACACCGGGCAATTTGAGACTACGCAGCAAGAGCGCCAATCAAGGCGACAACAAATAATTACATGAGAAGCAAATGCAAATCGTAGAAGATAAAGCCATACTGTTTAAGACACGCAACCCCGAAAAATACAGCATCATCCCAAAACACAAAATCGTCGCCGAGTACGACGATGGGTGTGAGATTGCTGTTTACTGGGGGCTGGACGAAGTGCGCGTACTGCGTAACCTCGGAGTCAAGAACGTACCCTCCCCAATCACCAAGCGCTACAACTGGCCGGGCAAGTACAAGCCGATGGCGCACCAGATTGAGACCGCTGCGTTCCTTACGTTGAACCGCAAAGCCTTCGTGTTCTCTGAACCGGGTACGGGTAAGACACTCTCAGCGCTGTGGGCTGCGGACTATCTGATGCGCATTGGTAAGGTCAAGCGCTGTTTGATTCTGTGCCCGTTGTCGATCATGCACTCTGCGTGGTTGGGCGACTTGAACAACAGCATCATCCATCGCTCTGCCGTTGTGGCTCACCATGCGCAGGCTAGTCGGCGTATTGAAATGGTGCAGGAGAACTATGAGTTCGTGATTGCCAATTACGATGGGTTGAACCTGATAGCCAGTGAGATCGTTGCTGACGGGCGATTTGACTTGGTGATTGTGGACGAGTGCGGAGCATACAAGACACAGACTACCCGGCGCTGGAAGGTGCTCAAAGCAATCCTCACACCGCAGACCAACTTGTGGATGATGACTGGCACGCCTGCTGCACAGTCGCCAGTGGATGCATACGGACTGGCCAAGCTAGTTAACCCCGAGGGTGTACCGCAGTTCTTTACAGCGTGGCGCGATAAGGTGGTGTACAAGCTCACCATGTACAAATGGGTTCCCAAAAAAGAAGCGAAGGACTTGGTGCATGAAGCGCTGCAACCCTCGATTCGCTTCACCAAAGAAGAGTGCCTTGACCTACCACCAGTGGTAACCACCACACGCGAAGTTCCCCTGACCCCGCAGCAGGCCAAGTACTACAACTTGCTCAAAGAGCAAATGCTCATCCAAGCCGCAGGCGAGACAATCAGCGCGGTCAATGCAGGCGTGGCGATCAATAAGTTGTTGCAGATTTCGTGTGGCGCAGCGTACACAGACGACAAGGGAGTAGTGGAGTTCGACTCTGCCCCACGGCTGGCTGTGCTCGACGAGATATTGCAGGAGACCAGCCGCAAGGTCATCATCTTTGCGCTGTTTCGCAGCACCATCACTACGGTGTTGGACTACCTGAACAAGAAGGGCTACGCGGCGGAGTGCATCCACGGTGACGTACCGGCTTCCAAGCGGGGCGATATCATCCGGCGCTTCCAGCATGAGCCCAATCCCCACTTCTTGGTGATGCAGCCGCAGGCTACCGCCCACGGGATTACCCTAACTGCCGCCGACACGGTGGTGTTCTATGGCCCCCTGATGAGCGTGGAGCAGTACATCCAGTGTATTGCTCGTTCTGACCGTAAGGGTCAGGACTCCGACAAGGTAACGGTCATCCACATCGAGGGTTCCCCCATTGAGAAAAAGATGTTCAAGGCGCTCAATGCAAGGGTGGACGACCACGCCTTGCTAACGCAAATGTTCGATACAGAAATTAAATTATGAAAGGAGTTGCATAGCTTAAAAAATCGTGTAGACTGTCCAACCTTAGACAAACAAAACAGGAGAAGTTAATGTCAGAAGAAGCAATCCCGCTGGATAAATTAGCCCTGATCTACCGAAAGATTCGGGATAAGATCGCCGCGCTGACCAAGGAGTACGACACGCAAGTGGAGTTGCTCAAGGCACAGCAAGACGAAGTTAAATTTGCCATGAAAGACCAGATGAAAGCGCTTGGCGTTAAATCTGTTCGCACTGATTTGGGCACAGTAACGCTGACCACAAAGACGCGCTACAACACCCAAGACTGGGACTCGTTCAAGGACTTTGTTCTTGAGCATAGGTTGGTTGACCTGCTTGAGAAGCGCATTGCGCAGACCAACATGGCGACCTTTCTTTCCGAGAACCCCACCATCGTTCCCCCCGGACTCAACTCGACAACTGAGTTCGACATCACTGTAACCAAACCACGTTAACCAAGGAAATTAAATGAGCAACATAGCTATTTTTAGCGGCGTAGCCGTCCCCGCATTTGCACGCAACAACGAGCTTTCTGAAACAGCCAAAGCCCTGATGGGCGGCGCTGGCGGTAACACCAAGCGTATCAGCATCAAAGGCGGCGTGTTTCGTCTGGTCGCAGGCGGCAAGGAAGTCGCATCTATTGATGAACGCCACTTGGATGTCATCGTGGTCAAGGCAGCGCCTAAAGTCAGCCGCGTGTTCTACGCGGGCTCATACGACAAAGACGCAGCCGCTGGCCCTCCCGATTGCTGGAGCAACGATGGTGAGAAGCCTGACTCCGTTGCGAAAAACAAGCAGTCCGTGACTTGCATGGCCTGCAAACAAAACGTAGCCGGTTCGGGCCAAGGCAACAGCCGCGCTTGCCGCTACCAACAGCGCTTGGCTGTGGTGCTGGCCAGCGCCCCTGAAGGTGATGTGCTCCAGTTGACCCTGCCTGCCACTTCGGTGTTCGGCAAGGAAGAAGGCGACAAGCGTCCGTTGCAAGCCTTTGTGCGTTATTTGGCGGTTCAAAATCCGCCAATCAACCCTGAGCAGATCGTGACCCGCATGAAGTTCGACACCAAGGCCGAGAGCCCCAAGCTGTTTTTCCAACCCATGCGCTGGTTGACCGAGGACGAGTACGCCACTGTCAAGACGCAGGCTGATTCCGAGGACGCCAAACTTGCGGTGGTGATGACCGTGGCCCAAACCGATGGCGTAAAGTCAGCGCCTTTGCAGTTGGAAGGCAAGCCCCTTGCCGCTCCCGCTGAAGAAGGTGAAGAGGAAGAAGCCCCAGCCCCCAAAGCGAAGGCCAAAGCCAAGCCTACTCCTGTGGAAGCCGAGGAAGACGCTGAGCCGGAAGTACGCAAGACCCCAACCAAGATCAACGCTGTGCCTGCTGCCAAAAGCAATCTGGCCGGTATCGTTGCTGATTGGGACGACGAGTAATTAATTCGGGGGGAAAGCGGATGCTGTGCGGATTGCCAATTGGGGATGGATTCCCGGTTGGTTTGAAACTTAGTGCAGCGAGTACCCCCACCTAAAACTATGGCCTATTCACAACGCATCAAAGACTTGATACGGACGGCCCCGCGCACTGCGGGCAATACGCTTGGGCGTTGGGCCGTTCACTTAGAGTTTCCCGTGACAAAACTAGCTTACGCTCTTGGCGTAACTCGGCAGACCATTTATAACTGGTTTGCTGGTGGGGAAGTATTCGTCGCCTATCAACAACGCGTTGACCTGATGGTTTCCGTCATGTCAACATCAAAAACAGCAGAAGAAGCATGGAGAAGAATATGCAAGGTATACAACCTCAAACCCTGACCAACGACGAGTTGGAGCGCATGGTTTACATCACCGGCCCAGACAAACTGCCTAAAAACTGGGTAGAGGAAGTGCTGCGCCGCACGCTAGCTGACTGGCGTGAGACAAACCCCAAAGACCCCGCCCAGCTAAAACTCGACTTCTCTTAAACCATTTCCCAAGGATACCTATGGAACCGCTTGAGTTTCTAGCGGAGGTACTACCACCCCCTGGAAATGGTAGATACTGTGTTGTTGAACTGCTGACAAAGAAAAAGGAACACTTTTATGTAGATACGTTGGAAGAAGCCATGCCAAAAATAGCGGCGTGGAAACAGCGGGGGTTAGATGTTTATTTTGCGCTGGGCACGTTTGGAGATTTAAACCGCCGCATTGCAACCAACGTACAAATGGTTCGCTGCATAGCAGTGGATGTGGACTGCAATCACCCCAAGGACATACCTGACCCCGAAACGGGAGAGTTGAAAACCAAGGCGTATCCGTCAGCGCAAGTTGCGGCGCAGGCCATCATGCAGTTTGCTGATGAGGTGGGGCTGTCCGGGTTGGGCAACCCTTGGCTGGTGGCTTCAGGCGGTGGTGTGCATGCATACTGGCCGTTCAAAGAGGCCGTGGATATCAACGAGTGGAAGCCAGTGGCCGAGGGGTTCAAGCGCCTGTGCTTTCAAAAGAAGTTGGACATCGACCAGACCATCACGGCAGACGCATCAAGGGTGCTGCGGGTCTTTGATACGGTCAATACCGGCATCAAGGGAAACAAAAAAGTACGCGAAGTTACCAACGTCAAGTTCAAAAATGCGGGCGACCATTTTGACTTTGCGGACATCCGAGCGCTGGTAGAGCGCAACTTGATAGGCACGGCCTACGAAACCAAGGCCCCCAAGGGTGGCGATGGCGGCACTGCGCTAGCGCTGCCGGGTAAGCGGCCCAGCAAGGATACGACTTCGATCAAGCTGTTTGAAAATAGTTCGACAAAGTTTGAAAATATTTACCGGGCCACCAAGGCTGGCCGGGGCTGCGAACAGCTTCGACACTACGCCGAGCATGCGTCCGAGGACGGTATGGAACCGCTATGGCGGGCACACCTGAGCATTGCCCAGAAGTGTGACGATGGCTCCAAGGCGGCGATATGGCTCAGTAAGCTGCATCCGTACGACGAAGACCGGATGAACACTAAGATGGCCGAAATCAAAGGCCCGTACCCCTGTACCAAATTTGATTCAGAGAATCCCGGTGTGTGCGTGGGGTGCAGCCACTGGGGCAAGATCACCAATCCGTTGTCGCTGGGCCGGGAAACGGCAGTAAGCACCGAAGCCAAGGTGGTGGACATCACCCAAGACGATGGCTCAACAGCCAAAATCCTGCGGCCTGAACCGCCACGAGGGTATGCCTACGGGCAGCACGGCGGTGTGTTCATGGAGCGTGACGACGAGGATGCCGATGGCAACAAGACCAAGCGCCAGATTATGCTGCTGCCGTTTGACCTATTCCCGCTGGACATCCTGAACATCAACGGCGACCATACTGTGTACATGGTGGCGCTGCGCAAGTCCGGCCCGCAGGAAGTCACCCTCCCCCAACGGGCCGTGGTCAGCAAAGACGATACGCTGAAGAGCTTGGCCACGCAGAACATCATTGCTGCCTTCGGGGCGGGCAACGACAAAAACCTGTTTGACTACGTGCGGGCCGCAGTGGAAAAGCTCAGTAGTGAACGTGCCCCGCTGGATGTGCCTGACCACTATGGGTGGCAGACTGACGGTAGCTTTGTTCATGCGGGTATGGTGTACAAGGCCAACGAGGAGCCCAACAAAATCCCGCTTCCGGGGCTGGAAAACATTGTCAAAAACACGCAGATGACGGGCACGATGGAGAACTGGCTCAGGTTCATAAATCTGCTGGTGTCGCGCAAGCTGTGGGATCAACTAGCCGTTATTTTCCTTGGCGCTGGGGCTCCGCTGATGCGCTTTACGGGGTTGTACGGGCTGACCATCCACTGCTGCTCCACCGAGTCTGGCACGGGTAAGTCACTGGCGCTGGACGGCGCGGCATCCATATGGGGGCATCCGACCCACTACCGCGCTGGCTCGGGCACTTCTCCTGTGGCGATGCAGCACCGCCTTGGCCTGCTGCACAGCATGCCAATGATTACAGACGAGATTACAACCACCAACCACAAGGACTTTGAGTGGTTCCCCGGCATGACCATGACGGTCAGCGAGGGGCGGGGCAAGGAGCGCATGGAGTCCGGCTCAAACAAAGAGCGGTTGAACTTATCCACATGGGCCACCTTTGCGCTACTGTCATCGAACACCCATGCCGTGGACTACATGACCGGAGCGCGTAAGCACTCCTCGGAGGGGGAACTGCGCCGAGTGTTGGAATGGATAATGGACGAGAAGCTGTCATGGAGCCCCGAAGAAATTGAAATAATCAAATCCTTACAGGAAAATTACGCGGTAGCCGGTGATGTGTGGGCGCAGTACATGGTGGACAACGTGGATGCGGTCAAGAAAATGACTAAGGAAACCGTGACCCAGATGTACAAGGTTTACACCGCGCCCAACGATGAGCGTTTTTGGATGGCTGGGGTAGGCTGCGCAGTGACCGCCGCGCTGTGTTTTGGCAGTAAGTACGCTGGCATAGTTGACGTACCTATTGAACCTCTGATAGAGAGCTACCGCCGCAGCATCAACACGATACGCACCGCCATGAAAACGGGCAAGCGCACCGCTGAGGACATCCTTAACGGCTTCATACAGGAGCACTACGGCAAGTTCGTCATCGTGCATTTTGGCGACAAGGCTGGGCCTATGGCAAGGCTGGGGGACAGCAGCGCAGTGGACAAGAACACTACCCGAGCGCAGATCATGGGGCGCATCGAGCACGGCCTGACCGTGGGGTACGTGGACTTTTACATCGAGGAGCGCACCCTCAAGTCATACTGCTCCAATCACAGCTTTGGCTACGCCACGCTCAAGACCCACCTTGAAAAGCAGTTTGTGGTGTCGTACATCGGTAAGAAGGACATGATGGCCAAAACCAACGGCCCGCCAATGCGGGTGGGCGTCATCAAGATTTCGCGGGAAGAAGACCAGCTTGACGAAGAAATTAAAAATCCGTTGGCCTTGGCCGCAACTTAAAAAAGGGCAGGGGTTCTTTATCCCTACCCTTGACCCCGAGCCCCTCCGCGTGGAGGGGCTTGATAAGGCTTTGGAGTCCCGAATTTTTAACGCGCAGTGCGTTACTTGCGTTAAGAACGGTCGGTTCGGTCTTTGGTTCTTTCGTAGACCGCTATCGAGCCACGGGCAATAGTAGTCTTTATCTTGTCGAGACGTTCCAGCATCACGTCTTTTTGCTCCGTGGTCAACTTGGGGGAAGCGCGAATCATGCGCTCTTGTTTGGCCAACTCGCCAAGCTGCTTCTGTACCGCGCCCGATACCGATGTTAGGGACATTTCAGCAGCGTGTTCCTGCATGAAAGCGCGGGCTTCAGCAACGCGGCCTTTGGCAACCATATCATCGAACGTGCCCTTGACCTGCTGGATGTACTCCATTTGGTTGTAGGCTGCGTCCAGCGTACCCCGGCCCTGCACGGGTTGGAACAGACCGCCAATGAAGGGCTCTTTGCTCATTGGTTTGGTGGGCTTTGCGACATCGGCAGGCAACTCCGTATTGAGTAGCGGGTTGGCAAGCTGCACCAAAGCGATACCCAAACCGCCCGTGTAGCCCCGGATAAGGTGGTCAATGCTGATGGCTGATATGCCCTCACGCCCCGTGAGTTTGCGGATTTCTTCAGCGCCGGTCAACTGTGCCAACAGCTTGGCCGCTTCGGTGGTGTTTTCGCGGTAACGCTCGGACGGGAGAACTTTCTTCTCACGGGCCGATTCAATGTCGCCGCCAAAGAACGAACTGCCCAACGCCACTTCTGTTAGAGGTTTGATGGCAGCAGGTAGTTGGAATGGGTTGGACTGGTCGATCAGCGTCAGCATGCCGCCCACCGCCGCCTTGGCTTTCTCGTCACCAAAAGCTAAGTTGAACACCGCCTCGGGCAAAGACTTGAACAAGTAGCCCAATTCAAACGGCACAGGGATTTTGAGCGGTTCTTTGGAGTCGCCGACATACACGAACCAGTTGCCGTAGCGCTCCTCGGGCTTGGCGCGTTTGTATGCCTCGTCGTCCTGCATCATGGCGGCATAGGCCATCGTGCCTGCGGCCAGCAGGAGTCCACGGGCCAACATTTTTTCGCGGATTTTTAACTGCTCACTGTAGGGCATGTCCCCCTTGAACGCCCGGTACAGCACATCCAGACCTTGAATCTGAGCGTTGAAGAACGGAATCAGCGTATTGAGCGCTTGGATGCTGGGTGATAGGCCACGGCGGTTGAAGTTCATGGACTCCAGCGTGCGCAGCAGCGCCGCCTGCTCGGACATACCCTTGTCCAACGAGTCTTTGTACACCACCGCACGGGTAGCCGCATCGCCTTGGAGCGCAAAAGCGTCTAGCCTAGCCATCCCTTTAGCCCAACCTGTTTTACCAATGCTGATTTCCTTTAGAAACTTGGACATGTCTCGCTGATCGCCGGTAAAGACGTTGCTACTGATAGCGCCTGTTGACATCAACTTCGCTTCAGTTTCGCTGCGTCCGGCCACCATACTGGCTAGCTCCCGCATGGACGACAAGATTGGCGTGGCATCCGTGCCGGTGGTCAACCACGCGGTCATTGGGTCACGGATAACTTGGCGCACGGCGTAGGCTGGGTTGCGCACAATGAAGTTACGCAGCAGCGTGGCGGGCACACCCATCATCTGCACAATCGCAGGCATGGTTGTCTTGATACCTTCCATGCCCTTGACGATCAAATCAGCCGGGATGCCGTACAGATCGGTGTCGATGGTGACAAAGTGCGGCACACCTTTAACTTGGAACCGCACCGTGCTAGCGTTAGCTGGCCCCGTACCTTTACCCATAGCGCTGGCAACGCCCATCTTGTGCAGCATGAAAGCGGACTCCTGCACGGATTTATTGCGCAATGCCATGCTGGTGAGCATGAACGTGTTCTGCACCGCGCTGGTAAAGATTGGCAGAATCTGTTTGTTGTCGCCCACAAGTGCATGCAACTGTGGCTCGTCCTTGATGTTGCCGATACGAATTGCGTGCTCTTTGTCAATGACCAATTCAACATTATTGTTGCTGTTCACACGGTAGAACGGGATGTACGGCGTACGCTTTAACTCGGCTGCACGTTCTTTGGTGAAGTACCCGGCCTGCGTTGCAAAATCTATCAAGCCGTTGTTGTACTCTTGGTACAGTCGCGCTGCTTCTTTAACCGCAGCCATCTTCTCTGGGTTAGCCCGCAACATGGCCATGATTTGCGCGTGCTCTTCTTTGACCTTGGCGGGGTTCTCGTAGTTAAGCTTTTCCCAACCAACGACATCCGCTTTTAGCCCAGCTACATACGCAGTTAAAACTGCTTCGCCTTCCGTATCGTTGTCGAACTTGCCTTTTTCCAGCGCCTGCGCCACATCCATCATGTTGGGGCCTTTGACGCTCTCGTAAATGTAACCGCCGCCCTCGCCTTTGCGGATACGGTTGTTTCCGTTGGTCAGCGCTTGGCCTGCAAGCTGGCTGGTATTTTGCCCAAAACGCAGGAAATACTCGGCGTTTTGCGCTTCGAGACTACCAATGGCGTTTTTCTCCACGCCTTTTTTCATGACTTCAGACAACGCAGCATAATTGTCCACAAACTGCACACGCCCGGCAAGGCCCAAGAAGTTGCCTTTGAGCTTGTCAATAATGCCTGTTTCCTTGGCAATAAAAGAACTGCCCAGCGATGTAGGTTCTGTGCGAGTGCGGAACAGTGCCTCGCCTTCGGGGGTTTTGTACACACCCACGGTTTGGTACTCTTGGGGCCGCTTGCCTTTGACAACGTAGCGTTTTGCATTGGCCACAACTTGCCGCACAGCGTCATCGCCGATAACCTGACCACGGAACATCTTATTGAAGAAGGTCTTGATTGCATCAAAGACTTTGCGCAGGGCGCTGCGCTCGGCTGCATTTGGCGTGGAGGTTTCGGCCATTTCGGCCAGCACTTCTTCCACCGCAACATTGCGGCTCAGGTTCTTGCTTTGCTTTAACTTGGCGTTGGCGGCATCACGCACAGCAGCATTACCGCTGTACAGGTCGTTCATGGTCTGGGCGTAGCGATCACCCATCATTTCACGCAAACCAAAGTGACCGGCAATCTCATGGGCCACGGTGGCCACGACATCCTCAGCGGTGTGCATCTGGTCGCCGACAATATAGGCCGTCTTGGCATCGGGGTCGTAAACGCCGGGGACTTTGTTCTCCACACCGTCCTTGATCGCTTGCTTTTTAATGGGGTCGGGCAGCGCATCAAAGTTGCGGGCAAACACAATGTTGGGCACAATTTTCCAACTGTCCGTGATACGGGAGATCAGGCGTTTGACTTCTTCCTCACGCATCGCAGGGCCAGTATCCTCACTGACGCGGTACACCGCTCCTTCCTTCTCGGACTGGATGCCTTCTTCAAAGTCTTTAAACAACTGCTTGCTAAGTTCCCGTGGAGCGTGCCGAACTTTTTTGGTTTCCTGCGCGGTGCGTTGTTTCAGCGTCTCTTTGTACTCAGGCGTTTGGCGACCAAACTTCTTTGCATTCTCGCCTAGCTGTTTGACCGAGCTTGCTTTGTACTCTGCAACTTTCTTGTCGTCCGGGCCATATTTAGCACGTAGCGTTCCAAGGCGTTTTTGCACTTCTTTAAGCTGCGCCTTGTACTCAGGGTTCTCTTGGCCAAGCAAGACAGACAAATCCCGGAATTCTTTAGCGTTCTCTACTTCGTACTTGATGTCACCGGCATTGATACGCGCTGCGCGTTTGGCTTCGCGGAATGGCCCGGCTGCACCGGCTTCACGCATGATGCGTGCGCTTTCGGCGGCTTTCTCGGCCCGGACAGAAACGGCTGGTGGTGCAGGCTCAATTGTACGGAACTGCTGGTGCAGCGCAATTACTTTTTGCTTGGCCGGTTCAACATAGGTGCTAACCAGACGCTCATACTCTTTGGCCAACGTACCCATACGCCGCTGTGCGTAGGCTTTTTGCATGTTGGTTGTTTGCGGAGCCTCAAGGCTGTCGGTTAACGTGGTGTGCTCGTCCGCAATTTTGTACAGCTTATCCAAAACCGATGTGCGTGCATTACCTTGCGGCTTTTCAATCTTGTTCTTTTCCGCTTGAATTTGTTCAAGCAAGCGGTTGTAGTCCCCACCTTCCATTTCGGTGCGAGTAACCTTTGTGCCCTCAAGATTCAAGCGCTCGTCCAAGGACTGAATCAGTTTTTCATTGTCCAGTTTTTCTTGGTCACGGGTTTTGTAAAGCTCTTGCCGTTTTTGTTGCTCGTACGCCTGCGTTATGCGTTTAACTACCGGCGCATCTTGGTTTTGGATTGCCGTGTTCAGTAGGTTGTACTCCCCGAACAAGTCAAATTGCACTGGTGCAGAAACCGGTTTTCCTACTGCGGGTTGTTCCGTCACAGCAGGGGCTTCAACGGCTTGCGGTGTTGTGGGCACAGGTGCTTGGGCTGCGGTAAACAAATCGCGGGTCTGTCCGCGCTGGGTCAAGTTGGCCTGCTTTTCAACCAGCGCCCCACTACGTTGGGTGTAGTCCTGTATCTGATCTTCGCGTTGTTTTTTCAGCGTATCCAAAGTCTGGGAGTGTTTTTCTCCCGCATCAAAATCCGCACTTTGTGCGGCGTCCATCAGTTTTTTGTGCGCAGTGGTGATCTTGGTGTCCAGATTGGACAGCGCGGCTTGGTGTTTGGTTTCCAGTTCCTCGGGGGTAATCGTAGTGCCGCCAAGCTGCTCAATCAAATTGGACGAGTCGGTGATCTTGCTCTGCAAGTCTTTGATCTGGGGGCCAAGGGTGCGCACGGCCTCGGTGTCCTGCTGCTCAGCGGCAGCGGTGTACTGGGTCAACAAGGGGTCAAGCTGCTTGGCCAGCAAGTCATGCTGCTCCATTGAGCGTTGCAAGTTGGGGGCTTCGGGTGCGGGGGTTGGCTCGTCATACCCGATTTGCAGCGGTTCACCCGCAGGCTGCGCAGCAACGCCTTGGTCATACCCAAGACGCAGTAATTCTTCAGGGGGTGGTGCAACGGGTGTCTGTTGTTGCTGCGCTGCGCTTTTTTCACTGAAACGGCCAGCGGCTCCGAGGGGAGCTAACAGGCCAACTTGGTACGCAGTCTCACCGTACTCCCGCAAGGCGTCTTCACTACTCAAAGACAATCCGGCCTGCGCCCGCTCCAACATTTGTTGGGTAATCTCAGTGGGAATTTCTGCCAGTGCGCCAGTGGCCGTGCCTTTGGCCAGCGTGGTGAGCAGTCGCTCGTTGGCAATTTTTTCCGCTTGGGCCGCGCTCTTGCCAAATAATGCGCCAGTTGGAATCCCCGTCAGCTTGGTGATTAACTTGCCGCCAAACGGAATAAACGTACCGGCAACGTCCAAGACAGTTTGCGGAACCGCAGCGGCACCGGCTGCACCGGTATCAATGGAAAGCGGCTGACCACGCTCAGCTTGCTCTTGCGCTTGGCGCTCGACGTTTCCACCGAACTGCTGCACAAGGGAGGGGAGTGCTGCGCCTGCAAGACCGCCTACAACCGTACCAACGGGGCCAGCCAAAGAACCCAGCGCAGCGCCAGCACGCGCACCACCAAACATCGTAGCCAGTTGAGGCGCTTGTTCAGCTATGGCGTAGGGGATTTGACTTAGCGCTTCACCCGCTGCGGGCAGTACACCTCGCTTTTCGTACGCTTCCTTGACTTTATCAAGGCTTACTTGGTCAGCATACTTGCGGCTAATGCCTTCTTGCCTTTGCTGCGCCTCTACTGCGGCTTCCTCGGGAGAGCCAGTTAAAGCCCCAAAGGCAGTGCGCCCGCTGGAGATTAAAGACTCAATCCCTTTGCCAACCGCAGCACCAAACCCCTTTTGTTGTGGGGCAGCAGGTTCTTCCGGGGTGGGGGTAGTAATACCCAAATGCTGTTGCAGTGCAGCAATTACCTGCTCTTGACTTGCGCCGTCCGGCCCTTGTATGTCGTAGATACGCCCATTTGGGCCTTGAACGCTGTAAATGCGCATGGCGAAGTCCTTATATCTGCTATTTAGCTGGGCGATCCCCTACAACAGTAAACCCGGAACCGCCCGCTTGCGGCATTGTATCCTGACCCACAGCGGCACGGTATGCGCTCATGAAGTTCTGAACTGTAGGGTATTTAGCTTTGAACTCTTCGCCTTTGGTCATATATTTGCCGCCCAACGATGGTGCTTGGTCGCCCGCCATCTGTTCGTACTTTGCAAACAACTGCGGTGCCGCAGCTTCTTCTTTGGTTGCACCAAAACCTTTTGCAACATCCCCAGTAGGGTTTTTACCCATTTCGCGGTACAGCGCCAGTGGGTCGGGGCGTAGCTGCGCAGCAAGGCGTGTCTGAGCCAACGTGTTTTCTCGGTTCAGTCTATTTTCGCCGGACTGGAACTGCTGTGTTGCAACTTCACGCTGGTTAGCCACGATGCCGCTGTAGATAGTACGCGCATCGTCCTTGCTGACGCCCCAGCTTTTCTCGTACGCGCTGATACCCATTTTTTCGGCTTCGGCAAAAGTGTCGCCAATCTCACGTTTGTACTTGCGCTTGTCCTTGGCGTTTAGGGTCTGCTCGTTGCGACGGTACTCCTCAATGCGGCCAAACGCATCGTTTAGTTTGTCCTTTGCGCCTTCAATTTTGTCCAGACCTTCTTGGTAGGACTTCATGCCAATGGTAGCGCCAGCGCCAATGTTTGCCAGCGCGTGTGGGGAAGTTCCGCTCATCATGGCAAACCCAGCCTGCATCAATGCCATTGCGCCAAGGTCTTTTTCCTGCGCTTCAACACGGCCTTGCTTTGCTTTGAGCCGCGCTTCTTGATCGGAGAAAGCTGTACCCCGAGCCTCAATGTCTTTTAAGCGTTGCTCTTCTTCCTCGTTGAGCCCCGCACGTTTAGCGTAGCCGTAGTCGTCCATGCGCTTTTGAAGTTCTGGCGGCACTTCGACTTTTTGTTGAGCTTGGATGTCGGCCAGTTGTTGTGCAGCTTTTGTCGGGTCAGTCACTAACGAGGCAATGCCAGTCCCCGCGCTGGGTGCGGCTGCTGGGCCTGCTGCCAAAGCTCTCGGTGCTGCCGGAGGCGGGGGTGGTGGAGGTGCTGTTCCATCGCCTGCCGGTACTACGCGTGGCGGCATAGAGCCACCGGGCATGAAGCCCTGTTGGTTCGGTGTTTGCAATCCCGATGTCACCGCAGGAGGGGGTGGTGGAAGGGGAGCCGTAGGAGCCATTGCCGCAGGGTTGTTTGCATTGCGGTTGGAGTAGTCCGACATTTTTTGCATCAAGTCCGACAAACCCATTTTTTTCTCGGTCTTGTCAACAGGGACTTTTACCACTCGTCCAGAAGGATCGCGCACATACTTGTACTCGACATCACCACCGTCAGCGTATCCCGCGATCCCACCGTCAGCCATGCCCTGCATATTGGGCGCAGGTATCTGCGCAATGCCTTGCTGCTCAGGCAGTTGTTGCTGGGGTGGTGGCTGCTGCGGTGCGCCTTGGGGCATGCCCTGCGGGGGCATCATGGGTTGCGGTTGTGGCGGAGGTGGGTTGATGCCCGCAATGGCTTGATCGACCACCTTGGGTTGGGGCATCTGCCCAGCCTGCCCTTGCTGCGCGGCACGCAGTTTCTTGCGGCGGTTGCTCTCGCTCATGGCCAGCGACATCACATACGGGTCGTCCTTGTGCATCTGCGCATACTGTTGCAACGCAGGGTCAGCCATCAGCGCAAGGCTGTCCATCACATCTTGTGCTTGTCCCATGTCCATGATTTACCCCCGGCTCATTTGATACATTGCCAAATCGGCTAGGCCCGCGCCTGACTTTTGTTTGATGCGTCCGCCCTTGGCTTTACCAAAGAGTTTAGAGGCTCCCGTAAGTGCCGTCCCTACGCCCGCTGCCTGACTGATAAGCGATGGGGGTGGGGTGTACACACTGGAGCCCACTTGCGAAACCGGGGCACGGTTGACAATATCGGACATGAAGCCAACCATCTTGGGCTGGTAGTTCATTTCGTTGGCATAGTTCTGCTGGCTCACATCCAACATGTTCTGGCCTTGTTGTTGCTGCTGCGTGCCAAACGCATTTTGCAATTGTAGGTTGCCCGTGGTCTGGCCGTACAGGTTCTGCCCTTGGGAGCCCAACGCGCCGTAGCCCTGCATGCCTGCTTGTAGACCTTGCAAACCTAAGTTGGCACCGAACTGTTTGGAGCGCTCAGTTTCTTGCTGACCGGCCAGCCCATATTGAGCACCCAAAGAGGCAGCTTGCATACCCTGCCCGGCACCGAATTGACGCGACTGCTCTTGTTGCTGCTGCGTGGTCAGGCCCGCTTGCTGGTTTGCCAATGCTGCTTGCATCGCTTGTTGGGCACTCATGCCCTGCATTTGAAGTTGCGCTGCTTGGTTTTGCACGGCTGCTTGCTGTTGGTTCGACAAGTTGGCCAGCGAAGTTTGCAACCCAGTTTGCGTACCCAGTTGCTGAATGCCAAGATTTGCCGCCAAGTTTTGTGACCCTGTAGTGAGCCCCGCTTGTTGGTTGGCTTGCTGTGCTTGCAACCGTGCTTGTTGCTCGGCGTTAAACTGTTGCTGTGCTTGCTGGTATGCGTTTTGTGACCCTTGCGCTTGGATGTCACCCATTTGTTGACCAAGGTTGCGCTCACGTTCAGCACGCATGATGGCATCACGACCCCCACCAAAAGCCCCGGCCTGCGCTGCTTGCGCCTGCTGCTGAGTACCTTGGATGCCGGATTGCCGCGCCGCTTCGCGTTTTTGAATGTCCACCACACTTTGCATGTAGGGATTCATATACGCATCTGCTGATCCGGGCTGGGCAAAACTCTGCGTGCTTACACGCTCGGCAGGCCCCATTTGGTAGTTTTGCAACTGGGGGCCGTAACCGGTCTGGGCAGCGCCCATCGTGGGTGCATTTTGTGCATCCGCTGCTACCTGCTGGTAGTTGAATTGGCCGGGTTGGTAAGCGCCGGGAGCTTGAAATTGGTTGCCAAACTGTGTGCCAGCATAGTTAAGATCGCCAGCCCGTTGGGCTAGCGCTTGAATGCCTTGAGCCGATGTTTGCGAGTACGGGTCTTGGCCAAGACCTTCAGCGCCGGTAAATGCTTTTTTCTGTAAATCAGTAAATGCTTGAACTTGGTCGCCAGTTAAACCACGTTCTTTGGCCCAGTCAGCGTAGCTTTTGTAGTCTTTACCCACAAGGTTGGCTGCTTGGCCTAGTACGCTTTCTGCATATGGTGCAATTACAGGGGCAAAGCCCTGAATGTTTGTCGTTGTTACGGTGCTATCAGCCATGATTTATTCCTTATGCGGGAAGGTATTTTTCAGCACGGCTGTTTGCCGCAACTTTGTTTTTGCCTACTGTCTTGGTGCGTGCCTTCTGAACCCTGTCCATCATTGCGTACAGCTTGCGTGCGCCAGCTTCCGTGGAGCCGTTGCCCAACTCAGAAACGATACGTGCAGGTACTACAAACTCACCGTCAGCTAAACGTGCGGGTTGCTTTTCCCCGATTGTGGCAGGAATATCGTCAGATACGCCATCACCCGGCCCGCGCAGCAGTCTGCCGCCATCCGAGTAGGAGCCGAGGTTGTACATGCCGCCATCAGCCAGCGCAGTAATACCGCCTGCTGCAAACGCAGAGTATTTCATATCAGCATTGGGGTTAATAGCTTGGTTTGTATTTTCAATCATCGAACTGTAGCCGTTACCCATGCCGTAATTCATATCACCTTGCGCAGCGTTATATCCTGCGGGCATTTGCGTTTGTTCATACATTCGTGAATCACCGCCATTAAACGCTGTAGACCCACCAAACTGATTTGTTCCTCCGCCCTGAAGCCCCAAACCATACCGCGAACCGCCCATAGTGCCGCCAAATGCGCTAGGTTGTTGCTGTGGCTGGAACTGCTGTTGGTATTCTTGCGCGTAGTTCTGGAAGTTTTTGTAATCAGCGCTATTTGTAAAGTCTTGCTGTGCTTTCTGCATAGATTGGAAACCGGGTAGGCTATTCATCTGTTGCTGCAAGAAATTAGGGCTAGGCTGGCTCATTCCACCTTGCATTTGCGGCCCAAAGTCACCACGACCATTTGATCCTTGGTTAAGTAAACCGCCAAGACCGCCACCCATACCACCGCCTTGGCCCACAGGCTGATACTGCCCGCCGCCAAAGCCACCGCCTCCGCTACCACCCCCTCCACCTTCACCACCTTCACCACCAATATTGATGGGAACGTGCAAGTCAAGGCTACCGCTGCCCGTAGTTCCGCCGTCAGCAAAACCACCACGGGTTCCGCGATCACCACCGCCTGATGCGTCACCATCACGCCCACCAGTAGCAGCGCCGCCATCCCCACCGCCATAACCGCCACCGCTGTTTCTACCTTCGTTGCTGTAGTTGTCGTTTGAGGGTAAATCCGAAGTAGTAATGGGGCTGTACGTTACAGGGGTTGAAACTGCTGCGGCTTGTTGGGCTTGCTCTGCTTGGGCTGCGGCTTGTTGGGCTTGCTCTGCTTGGGCTTGCTGCAAGGTTCTGTATTGCGCGTACTGGTTAGCCATAGCTTGGTTCTGGGCAGACGCAGCTTCTGCAACGCTGCTGTACCCCGTGGTATCCACAATAGGCGCAGGGACAGCCTGCTGCCCTAGAAGGGCTGGCAATATTCCGTTTGTGTAGCTATTTACATCAGGGTTATAACCGGTTTGAGTCGAACCCCCAAGACTTGCAATACCGCCAAAGTCATCCGCACCCCTACTATTACCACCGCTACGTTGTTCTTGTTGTTGCTCAACTACTTTGGCAATTTCTTTGGTGGCCTCTGCGGCTTTTTCAATTGGGTTTACGACCGGAGCTTTACTGTAAAACAGGAACGGGTTTGGCCCCTCACCCATTAAGTAGCGTTGTGCTTTTTCAGAATCCGAGCGCCGGTCGTTCAGGTCGCGCCCAGTTAAATCTGGTGCGGAAACGCCGCCCCATACTGGAACACCTTTTTTAATTTCGTCCGTGGTTGTGCCGCCATCAGCATAACCCTGCGGTTTTGGAACGCCACCCCACTCAATTCCAGGCCTGCTGCCCCACTCGTCAGCCTTGACTGCTTCGGTCTGGTACGAACGGCCTGTTACGGGGTCTGTCTTAAATTGGCGGATGTAGCCCGGATGAATTTTTGGGGCACCGGAAGTAGGTTGGTCATCATAAACGCCGGAGATTGCTGGGGCTGCGGCAAAGCCAAGGTTCATCATGTTGCTTTTCATGAAGTCTGTGGGGGCGCTCATTGCCGTATTAGCCCCGGCTTGTAGACGGGCGGCTGTAGCAGCAGGGTTTGTTTCTGCGGCGGCGCTTATGCCCGCATCTCTAGCCGCTGATGCCGCATCCATACCTGCGCTTGGAGCCCCAGCAGATGCCAAACTACCACCAATACCGGCCCCACCGTACGCCCCCATCCCGGCCATGAGGCCTTTGCTCAAATCGCCAGATGCCAACGCCGTGGCTCCGCCCACTGCAATTGCTGTGCCTGCTGCGCCGCCCAGACCGAACATGCCGCCCACTGCTTGGCCCAAACCCGGCGCAAAGGTATTCAATGCAAACCCGGCCAGTGCGGGTAGGAGACTGTCCAAGAACCCCGCTTCGGGCAAACCGGTCTGGGGGTTGATCGTCAGCGTGCCGCCGTTGGCCATTGCCAAGGCTTGCAGCCCATGAACTTCACGAGGCGACATGTGGACAAGCGTGGAATCAGGGCCGCGCCCTGTTGCTGCCATGTGGTTGGCAAGTACGTGTAGGCTCATGTTTTTACTTTCAAAACGTTACTAGCCGATGTGTCGTAGTATATATCCCCCACCCGCAAATTGGCTAAATCTGCTTGTGTCGGTAGGCTTGGCGTTGTTGAAGTTCCCGTAGGAAAAAAGCTCAGGCCCGCAATAATGTCTGTGCCGTTGCGTTGTGTGCTAGCCACCATTGGCCCTGCGTTATCTAGCTGATTAAAGTAAATACGCAATACGTTTGCTAACTGGTTTATGAGCGCGGGGTCGTATTGCTGCGTTGCAACAGGCAGGCGGGGAGCGGTTACGTTTTTCTGTGCCATATCTACCGCCTCCCATCAGGACGCAAATCGAGTCTAGGAGCGCCAAGCTGCCACTGCGTACCAAGCGTATTTGAAGTGATTTTCATCTGCATTTGGCGACCACGAACGCGAATGTAAATCTGCCCCGTGAACTCATCGACATTGATAGCTGCGGGTACAGGCCCTGTGTGCGTAACCCCGGCGTTGCCGGACTGGGTAATACCTGAGCCTGAGTTGTTCAAACCTTGTAGGTACATAGTCACAGCAGGCGTCGTGCCTTCGGTAGACCCACTAAATGTCAAGTCAGGCAGCATGCGATACACAAAGGCCATGTTATGCCCATCCCCAATATCAAACTGGGAAGATGTGATGGATGCAGCAATAGCTGTTGCGGGAGAAGAAACCCCATCGTTAACACCGTTTTCATGTTCAACAATGTTGTAGCTGTAAGTAGCTGCAAGTGGGTAGTCACGTAGGCTGGTATCTAGCCAAGCGGTGCGCCCCATTGTGCCGTATTGCCAAATATCTTCGGTGTAGTTATATATGACGTACTTATCAATGACAGTGCTGCTTGACGAGCAATAGAAAAACCAGACCTCATTGAAGCCTTCGTTAGTACTAGCAAATACTTGCAGTGCTTGTTGGCGGTTTATGTCGTTATAAACATATCGAAGCAAGTCACAGCGCAACGTCTGTACACGACCATCATATTTGTAGAACTTATCCACCCCCATCCAATAGCTGACACCAGAGGCCATTGCTGCTGCATTTGGGCCAAGGATAGAAATATTGTCCGCAAGAAGCTGTGTACCCCAGACATATGGTGGGCCAAGGTACTGCAATGAGTACAGCGATGAGTCTGTCCACACCAAAATCTCTTGGCGACTTTGCAGGGTGGTAATAATTTCAGACCCATGCGACAAACGTACACTACCTGCCTGATTGGTAATAGCGGGGAACCATGTAGTCAAAGACTCTTGATCCGACCAGCGGATAAGCATCGGGTCAAGCGTTGTGCTGCCGTAGTCGTTTGTGCCAAACACAATTAGGAACCGGCTGGCATCCGAAATAGTAAACGTGTTTTGGTACAGCGGGCACGAGCCGTCAGACCCAGCAAGGCTAGACAACAAAATGCCCCGAGGGGAAACAACTTGTGTACCTGACTGCGTACCGGAAGTATTAATGGTCGTTGATAGGGTGTAAGTAAGCCCTGTTGGAGTGCCCGCCGTGGTTGTGACCCCCGAACCCCCCGCAGTGGTGGACAGGGTGAATGTTGTGGAGTTGTTAGTGGCAATGATGTAGTACGTAGTGGGGTTTACATATCCCGTAATAGACCCAGTACCGCCGTATGCGCCACTAATTGTGAGGGACTGCCCAACTGCCAAAGGCGTACTTGAAGCGGTACAACTAAACTGCCCTGCTATGCCTGTAATAACTACGCCCGATAGTGTTGCGCTTGCAGTAGCCGATGTAGCTAAATTAAACGTACTGGAAGTCAGATACTTAACGTAGTACGTAACTCCCGGCAACAGCCCTGTTGGCAGCGCACCTGTTGTAGCCAGTGTAATGGGGGTTAAATCCGCAAAAATAACGGTAGTGCTTGAAACAACGCATGGAGAAGCAACGGTCATTGTTACCGTTACGTTTTGATACCCTGTATTGGCATCCCAGTAATACAAAGGAAAACCTCGTGGGCCATAAACTAGGTCTTCACCCCAGTTCAATTGGTTCCAAATACGAATACCCGCATCTGCGGGAGCAACTGTTCCGCCAACACCCCACACACCGCTACCCCAAGTGCTTGCCCCCCACCCATCCAATGGGGTGTACGTAGAGGAACCAACCGTAACTTGGTAGACAGCGTAAACCGTACCACCGCCAGTAGTAGAAGAAGATGCAGTGCCTAAAACACTGATAGTGTACGTGGACGCACTTATATAGGTAAGTTGGTATTCCCCCGACACAGTAACCCCACCAACAGCAGTGCCGCCATAAAAAGTAACGTAATCTCCATTGGCAAACCCCGGAGTTGCCGTTACTGTTACCGTTGTGTACCCACCAGAATTTGTTGCTGTGCTTGTAGTAAACGGGTTAGTTAGTGTGTCACTTGTACGGATTGGGGTGATGTCGTAGTACGCACCGCCGTTTTCAATATAAAACTTTTCAGAAGTTCCAACCCCCAGCAAGTTCTGTCCTGCCAGAGTTATCCAGTTCCACAAGGAACGACAAACCCCCAAGAATGTAAACGCCGAAATACGCTGCCAGCCGCCTATCTTTTCGGGCGTGCCTTGACGAAATCGCACCTTGTCGGACTCATACCAACCGCCTTCGTTGGTATACCGAGTGTTTTCTCTATTTACGCCACTTTTTAGTGTCAATTTTTGCAAAGTCATGTTATAATCTCCATGTCTACAAGGAGAACACTATGTACGTTTATGTTTGGAAATCTAAAGAAGGCATCCCATTTTATGTTGGCATGAGCCAAAACATACGCCGCCCAAGCCCAAAAAGTGTGGGGCATAGAAACAAAGCCTGCGCTTTGATGGTTCAAGACGTTGGCGCGGACAATGTAATTATTGAGCTTCATACAGTGCCCGATGCTACTACCGCAAAACTTTTGGAGCAATCTCTTATAGCCCAGTACGGGCGTTTGGTTAATGGCTCTGGCACACTAACAAATATATCTGTTGGGGGAGAATTCCATGAAGTAGGAGACACTACAAAAACTTTATTAAAAGAATTGTGGAGCAATCCCGCACATCGGGTCAAAACAGTAACGGCACGTGCAGGAAAAAAACGCTCTTTAGCTGAAACAACTAAGGCGGCACTGCGCCAAAACTTAACCAACAACCTCGCCATGAAAGGCTGGTCTGAACGCAACGGAATAGACCCTGACTTTGATGCCAAGCGTATTGCAGGCATTAAAGCCGCCCAACCCAAAAGAGCAGAAAAGATGCGTGACCCGGTTGCTTTAGCGCAGCGTAAAGAACGATTAAAAGCAACCATGAATTCTCCTGAGTACAAAGCTAAACGCGCCCTGTGGGACACCCCAGAGTACCGCGCAAAGTTGTCAGAAAATAAAAAAGCATATTGGGCTAAGCGTAAGGTCGAGTCCCGGATGCATCAATTATTAACACTTGTTTGCGCGGAGTTGCACCCATTGTATTTGGGACAGAGATGTGTGTCCATCCCCCTCCGTTTGGCTTTGCAAACTCGCGGATTAACTGGTCGAAGGGTAGTTTAGCAGCTATCACTGCTTTTACAACCTGATCTGGGGTCACGCCGGGAACGCGAATATCAGCAGCGCAACCTATCCGGTGCTGAGAGGTGTCTTTGGAGCCAACCGCGTCATTGACCTGCTTAGATCGGAAGGCGGAGTTGACCATGATGGGTTTACCTCCAAGCGCCACCTTGACCAACTCCAGTAAGCCAGCCAGTCGCACCAGATTTGCTCGTTCTGCTTCATTAGGTGTGTTGTCAAACTCACGGTGGTCTGTGGTAGTTAGCTCTTCAAGGGTGAAGTGTTCAGTTAGGTTCATTTTGATGCCTTGTCTTGTAGCTTCTCAGCCGTACGCAAACCACCAAGGCCAAGCATCCCCAGCAGTAGCGGCATCATGGTTCCGGTGTCCATCTGGGGGAACTTGACGGGATGGCCTGCCAGCGCAGCGCCCCACTCAGCCAGCGGGCCGATGACGAACTGGACGGCAAAGCCTGCACCACACACCCAGCCGATGCTTGGACGCCATCCACTGACGAATAGGCTGGAGCTTGCCGCCTCTACCTTGTTGATGTCCATCTGCCCCGTAATCTGGGCCAATTCTCCGTTCTGCTGGAGCTTCATCAACTCCAGCTTGGCTGCGGCCTGCTGGGCGGGGTCAGGCAATACGCGGTCTAGGACTTTGCTGCCGACTTCAAACAATGCGGATACGGGATCAAGTGCCATCTGGGGCTCCTTTGTTGGTGCGGATATCTACGATGCGCTCGGCAGTCTTACCGGCAAAGATGGCGGTAATCACAATAATCATTGCTTGGCCCAGCAGGTCAACATACGCGCCCCGAGTCTCCATTTCAAAGACGGACAGCAGCGCGAAAAAGAAGTATGAAAACAGTAAAAAAATTACCGTCACCGGCTGGATGTTTTTGGCTAACCATGATTCGTTCATCTTGCCTTCTCCATAATCTTGGCCCGCAGTGCGGGGCTATCTGAAGTACCTGCCCACTCAGGTAGGGCATTCCAAATTAAGACGTAATCATCCCCACTGCACTTTGCCCCATCTAGCCACGCCAGCATAGCTTTGTGCCGCTCCAAAGGGTCGTGCATTGTTAAACCAATAACGTACAACTCCTGTACCGCGCAGCTTGTCTGCTTTGGCCTTTCTTGCCTTCTTGGGGGCTCCGTAGACAGTATGAGCTTGTCCCCTGCCGAAGCCGCTGAAAACAGCAGCACAAAAACCAGAAACAAGCGCATTCATGGCCTAACTCTTGCCTATCAAGTAGCGTACAGGGTCTATCTCTGGGGAATTCATTTTGGATACTTAGCTTTAACTGCTTGGCAGTCAGCAATGTACTTTGCAATTTGCGCCTGATCGCTTTTCACCACCCCGTCAAGGTAGTCGGTGTACGGCGGGTATTCAGCAGCACGCTTTTCGGCGTAGGTTGGTGTATACACAGGGCGTAGTGCTTCAGCTTCTTCGTCCGTGATCTGGACAGAGCCTTCTGGGAGCAGATGCGCGTAGGCATCATCATCAAGGAAGTGCAAGGAGTTGTCTGGGGCTTTGTAGTGCATGATTTATCCTTTAGCGGAGTTCCCACCAAGTTGCAAGAGTCGCTGCGGCAGCAGAAACCACGTAGCTAGCCCCAACTGGTACGGTAAAATTAAATGTTGGGTTTGTTACTGCGGATGCGTTATATGCGGTAATAATATTTACCGCGCTGCCGCAAGTAACGGTAACATTTCCACTACCTGTTTGGTTGCCACTAACTGCGATTTGTATTGGTTTTCCAGTGGTGTTGTAATAAGTAGTGCCAAATGCCCTGCTGCCGGTAACATTCTGCCAAGTCTGTCCATATCCCAACGAACTCATAGCAGTCAGGGCATTGCCGCCAGCGCCTTGGATAGTTGATGGGGCAGTAGCCCAAGTACCAGCAGTGGCTTGAGTGGATTCAACGTAGCCAACAACACGGAACGGCACCGATGTGCGCGCTGTGGTGGAGTAAATAACATTATTTGAGTCTGCCGTCACACTAAGTGCCGTGGTGCTGATTAAGGTTGTTTCATCAAGGTTATTACCACCAGCGATATTTACCACCGCCAATTCAACCGTACCGGCGTTATCTATGGCGAGAACAATAATGCGAGATTGCGTAGCATTTACTGTTCCTAATGTAGCTGTAGAAGGTACAACCACTGATATTGCAGAACTAACCGTTCTACGATTAACCGTACCACTTGTTAAAGTAGAACTACGAAAATCTAATGCTATAGGATTTAAAGTAGCTGTTAAAGCACTAGAAGCAACTGATGCAGTTATAGGCAGTATTTCATACTGCGCTGTAGGCGCAGTGCTTGCCCATGTTGTTCCGTTGCTGGTAAGCACATTGCCTGATGTACTGGGGGCTATTGCTTGAAGTGCTGAAGTCCCATTGCCTAGCAGCACATTGTTTGCTGTCAAGGTCGCCGCACCCGTACCGCCAGAAGCGACTGCAAGGGTAGCCGATAGGCCCGCAGCAGTTCCAGTCGTATTTTGGTTGAGCGTAGGAACATCCGCCGCAACAATCGCCCTAAATGTGGGCACTCCGGCTGCTCCGTTAGGCGCTGCTAAAACAAAATTTGCTGTCTTAGAAGCATATGGGTTTTGTGTATCGCCATACGAAGCTGCCAAGCTAATAACAGGTGTTGTTGTCCCCGTTGCAACACTGACGGGGGATGTACCTGTGACCGATGTTACTGTGCCGCCTGTACCAGTGGCATTAATTGTGATAGCTCCTGACGCATTTGTAATTGTGACCCCAGTACCAGCAGTCAGAGTGGCGCGAGTAAAACCCGTACCGTTACCGATGTCCAATGCGCCGTTTGCTGGAGTAGTTGCTAACCCTGTACCGCCGTTGGCAACAGGAAGCGTACCGGTAACGCCGGTAGAAAGTGGTAGGCCCGTCAAATTGGTGGCTGTGCCAGATGAAGGCGTACCCAATACGCCACCATTTACTACGACTGCACCCGCAGAGCCTACGTTTACGCCGAGAGCAGTGACCACACCCGTACCAGTAGTTGTAGTAGCAGGAGCTACGCCCGCGCCACCCCCTAGCACCAAAGCGCTAGCGGTCAATGCCGCCGAACTTGCAATTGTTCCGGTTGCCGAATAGTAGGGCACGCCACCTGATGTGCCGGAAGTAAGTCCTGTGCCACCATTAGCAACTGGAAGTACGCCGGTCAAGTTGGATATTGTGCTTGACGCAATTTTTACGTAGTCAGTGCCGTTCCAAGCAACAATTGCTTTCTCTCCATCAACCAGCGTGATGCCGGTAGTGGCTGCGCCTTTGACGGTGAGCAAAAATCCACCAGTAGCGGCGGTGTTGTTGATGATGTAGTAACGGCTGCTGCTGGGTACGATCAAATTGCGGGCGGCTGTTTTGGCCCCGCTGACGTTTATGATGGCGTACTGCGCTGTCGTTGAAGTGATCCCCGTTGCAGCGCTTGTGCCTTGTGTGAGCGTGAGCGTGACATCTGCCGTTGTAATAGCTACTGACAGGCCCCCGGCAATGGCGATGTCCAGGTAAGCTGTGATGGCGTTGTTTACGTCATCACCCCAAGTGCCTGATTCCGTCCCAGTGACTGGTAGGCCAAGGGCTAGGTTGGTTGTGTAATTAACAGTCATGTTTTACCTCTAAGTGGTCGTGTCGCCCTGCTCAGGCGGTGTGGAATATTCTACCCATTGTTGCTCGGTTTGGCTCCATGACCAATTACCTTCTGGCTGTACTGGACGTACTACCCATCCCGGTGGATACCACCATACAACCTCATATCCTTCTGCAACAGGATTTGGGGGATAGCCGACTTCAATCCAGCCTTCAGTGCCATCTGTTTCGGTTTTTGGAATTGAGCCAAGTTTTGAATAAAGCATAATTTTTACTGATTAGGAAATGCTTGCTGTGGCGCGGTAAAGTTTGCTGTGTACCTAGCCACGCCTTTAGTGATACGCAGATCGTCAATGTAGCCGTTAAAAAAGTTCGTTATTAATGCGCCACCACTATAACTGGCTGCAATAAAAGTAGTTGAAGCAAGATATGTAGTAGCGTCTGTATATGTAACACCTGTTTGTGTTCCATTAAGAAACATTTTTGTTGAACCACTACTGCGACAAATTGCAACATGATGCCAAGTGTTACTTGATACAACAGAACTTGTTATTCTGTCAGCAGAACTAACATAAAGACGAATAGTCGCATCGTTATTTAAATAAATTAATGGATACGCCCCATTTGTTGATGGTGGTCTTGTATCAAATAATGTTACTGATGATCCTGCGGCGGGTATTTCATATGCAAGTATCCAAAATTCAATTGTAAAGTTGTTAGAACCAAAAGCACTAGTTGAAGTATTCGGAGCACTCAAATAGCTATTTGTTCCATTGAATGATATTGAACCAGTGCCATATTTAAATAAACCAGTGTTAATTTGAGCACTACCTGACGTTAGCAAGTTATTTGCCATAGCATTATCAATAATGCCGGCATTGGTAAATCCAAGTAACAATGATGTGCCTGATATAGCGGTTAATGGATTAGTAGGAGGTGTAAAAGCCGATGTGTAGACCGCTGTGCCTTTGACAATACGCGCATTTGATACGTACCCGTTGTAGTAAAACGCCGTTCCTGATGTCTGCCTTCCAATAGAACCTGCACCTGTTGACCCTAAGTTCTGTGTCACCGCGCCAGCGCTCGTCGCCGCTACCGCTCCGTTAATATATAACTTTAAATTGCCAGTGGCAGAACCAGACCTAACAACCGCGATATGGCTCCATGCATTTAAAGATACCGATGATGCAGAAGATATGTTTGCAGTTGCAATAGCAGTAGTTGCATAAAAAAATTGCACTAAACCCGCAGAACTTATAAACAATACACATTGACCAACAATAAAACTTCCACTCACATTGCTATAAAAAGCAAAAAAAGCTGACCCCGATGCGCCATAAGCACGCGGGTAAATCCAGCATTCCCATGTAAAATCGCCAGTGGTATAACTAAATGCGGTATTAGCCGGAATAGATAGGTAGTCTGAAGTGCCATTAAAGATGGCAGACCCACCACTAACACTTACTGAATATGGAGCAATTGCAGTAAAAGGACTATACGTACCTTGTGTAGCCGTACCATTTCTAGTTATAGTAAAAGCATTCGAACTGCTATCAATAAACGTATTGTTTTGCGCTCCAGCAGTTCCATCACCGTGCAGTAGCATAGACACACTTGTCCAATATGGGTCGTTAACGGGCCAAAAATTATTAATAAGTTGCGCTACTTCAGATTGTTTCCAAAGCCCATACGCCGCCGTGCTAGACGAAGCAGCCGCAGTAGAGGATAGGATTGAACCTTTGTAACGGGTAGACATTAGCTTATCGCCTCATACGATGTTGTAAAGGTAATCGAATTTGCTGTACCCGAAGTTACAGATATAGATGTGCCTTCTTGTAAATAGAACGCCGTGCTTTTGTCTACCACTACAACAGCAGAGTTTCCGGGAACAGGTATTTGAAAAATAATTGGGTACGCTGTGCCGCCAGATGGTGCAGAACCTTGTGCAACAGCGCCATTGGTGTAAATAGAAACCGTGGCAGTCGCGGTAACAGCCGTCACGTTTGCCGCCACCACGTTATCAATTTTGTTAACCACACCAGATGCAGCAGCGTTAGGTAGTAATACAACAGCAGTTGTTACACTAGGTGTGTAATAGGTTGTGTTACCTGTGATTGAGCTTGCATTAATAAGATTTGGGTTTGCCATAATTAATATCCAAAAACAAGCGACATAACAATCGCTCGGTTAAAAGGCACTGCTCTTGCTGCGGGGTAGGTTACAAACACGTTTTTTGTGCCTGCTGCAAAATTGACTAACGACCCCGCATTACTAGAAGAAATTACGGTGGTTCGGGAAAGCGTAGTGCCCGACGACGTGTACGTACCAATTCCAACCTCCCACTCTGCCCCACCTTCAATGGTGTAGTAGGTAGAGTTGCCGTTACCAACGGCAGCAAAGGTTTGATACCCGGTTGCTGCACCGGCAAGCGTAACAGTGCCCGTACCAGTCGTAATGGTAGTTTCTTGAACCCGATCAGCTAAGACAAGTGCCATTTAAACCCCTACGTTGCGTTGTCAACCAGTACCCAGTTTGCTGTTTGGGTATTTTGGATTGTAGACCAGTTTGCGTTTTGGCTGTCATCAATTAGCTGCCAATACACAGGAACCGAAGTCCCGACAGAACCCGCCGCAGAAACGCCGGTTATAGCTACGACACGACTAGACACTAATAAGCCAACTACGCCGCTTGCAGTAGCGCTTGGCAGTGCCACTTGTACGCTCTTAGTTACATTTTCGACAGTGCCAAAAGCGGAAATGCCGGTGATAACAGTACTGCTATCTTTATCGAAAACAGTACCCGCCGTACCCTCCGCAGAAACGCCTGTTACGGAGTTAGTGCGGCTTAAAGTAATTGCCCCAAGTAACCCACTTGCAGTAGTGCTTGTGAGCGCACGGCTACGCTCCGCTAGAGTTACTGTACCTACTGCACCGGAGGCCGATACCCCACTAAGGGCTACCGTTACATCAGGCGTCCCAACATGCCCTGCGGCGGAGACCCCCGTAAGCGCAAGGCTACGAGCCGCTAGAGTTACTGTACCTACTGCGCCGGAGGCAACGCGGCCTGTTATAGCAAATGAACGCGCACCGCCCGATACTGTACCTACTGCGCCGGAGGCAACGCGGCCTGTTATAGCAAATGAACGCGCACTGACCGCTGCCGTGCCCGCTAAGCCTGCTGCACTGACCCCCGTAAGCGCAAAGCTACGAGCCGCTACAGCTACTGTACCTACCGCACCGGAGGCCGATACCCCACTAAGGGCTACCGTTCTGCTGGCCGTGACTGAACCTGTGTTGCCGGAAGCAGTTGCCCCTGTTAAAGCCGCCGTTACATCGGTCGGCCCTCCCCATAGACTAAACCCCCAAGTGGAATAGCCCCATGTTGCAGGGGCCGGGGCTACAGTAGTTTCACCAGCAGCGCCAAAAGGCGCTCCAGCAAATGGGGTTATACCAAACATGGTTTATACGGCGTATAGCCGCCCCCAACTATTAAGTTGTTGCCAAACGAATTAACGCAGTAGTCGTGGTGTTGGACGGCATGGTCAGTGTAAACGTACCCGCCGTGATGGTTTGGGAACCAAACGTGTGAACACTGACCGCCTTATTACTCTGGGTAGAGTTATAAATCAACACCGTATCAAACGCAGTGGCTAGTGTCACGGTTGTGTACACAATGCTTGCGGAAGGAGTCCAATACCCAACACCCGCAGTTGCAGATGCGTTTGTAGATGTCGGGGCAGTTGCGTTGGTTACCGTCACGCCGCCAGCCGTGTAATTTGTACCAGAAACTTCGCCGGTAACTGTGTACACCGTAGTCGCAGCATTGATCGTGGCCGAGGCAAGATATAGCGCCGCTTTTACTGTATCCGTAGTAGGCGCAGTTAAGCTGCCACGAGAAACAATAGTAGAAGTGCCAAACTGGTGTTGGCCCAACATCAGTTCACCAAGGAACGATGTACACATTGATTGAGTATTTGCCATGATATTTCCTTAAAAAGTAGCAACTTCAGCACCGGCAAATCCCGGCATTTTTTTCAACGTCACATGCGCTGATCGGTGAACCAACTCGCCGTCAAGCCAATACTCGACCCATGATGTCAGTTCATTTTCATTATCGACTGTGCCTTCCCGCTTCTCAAGCTGGGAATCGTCCATGTCGCCTTTGGTGGTGGTAACAATCAATTTGAACTCCTAATAAGTGCAGTGGTTGAGGTATTAGCTGGCATGGTGATTGTAAACGTGGTGGTCGATGTTTTGTCAGACCCAAAGTCCAAAACCGCAACAGACTTGTTACCCTTGGAGGCGTTGTAAATTAAAGCACACCGGGCGGTCAAAGCCGCCGTCCAAGACGCATTGTTCCAGTTCGCATAGGCTACATAGCCCGACGAACTAATAGCTACCCCCGTCATAGTAACCCCGCCAGCCGTGTAGCCTGTACCTGAGACTTCATTGGTGGCACTGTAAACCGTAGTAGCCTCATTCAAATCCGCATTACCCGTATACAGCGCAATCTTGATCGTGTCTGTGGACAAGTCGTGGATAGCCTGATACAACTCCTTTTTGAAGCTGGTGGTCTGGGTTTGGACTATGCTCATGTAACCGCCTGTCTATATTGACCGCTACGGTACGCATCTTGGCGCTCCATACCATCACCCAGACGTTTAGCCAGTGCAAGGGCTTCCTTGTACTTGGTGTCATACACCGTAATCAAATCGGCTTCACCCTTCATGAACGTGTAGGCTTCCACCAACGAGCCATACAACAACACTGTGTCGAAGTTATCACCCAGCCAAGTAGTCAAGGCAGTGGTGATTGACTCTGGGTAGTAGTAATAGTGAAGCTCTACTGAGTACGCGGTGTCTGGCGTAGGGCCGAGGATAAAACTCAACTCGTTGGTGATGGTGGCCCCGGAAACAGTGGGGCCGAATAGCGCGTAGTATTTTGGTGTCCCCGTATCAGTAGGGCTAGGATACGCCTCACGCATGAAGTTCACATCTTTGTTAAGAAGATATGTATAGCTTCCACCGCCATAAGGGTAAATAGCCAAAGAGTAAGGCGCTAAAAAATCATCAGGGCAAGACAAGTACTTGTTGTTGCCTGTGACTGTCCCAGTCACGTTCTTACGCAATGAGGGGAACTGCACCGAGTTATAGATGCGCTGCTCTGCCTGTGTAATGAACCGATTAATCTGAGCCGTCGAAGATACCGTAGACGAGTCCGCAAGGGTAATCGCCGGAAAATTGTTTTCTGTATAGGTCTGAATTGAGGAGACCAAAGCACTGTAGTCGATTTAAGCCACCATTTCCAAAGTAAACTTGCCAGCTACTTTGCCTTTCTGCTTAACTGCGTTACAAACGCTCGTGCGTAGCACACCAAAAAATTCAGCCGCTGCTTTCTGCGACTGGAAAGAACATTGAAGTTCTGGGCAGTATACCGGTTTCCACTTTGCTTGCGCCACTAACATTCGCCCGATTGCGGGGTCACGTTTTTGCACGGGCTGACGTGTCTGCCCCACATACTGCTCACCAGTATGTTTGTTAGTTGCAATGTAGATTGAGCCGTAACGCATTGTATTTAGGCCATCGGGCCTCTTGCCATCAGACCTTTGGTAGCCGCACCAGTACCACGGATTTTAATACCGCTAGTTTTTGCGGGCTCGTCACCGGCAGATTTACTAATGCCGCCGATGCTGACATCGTAAGTGTCTAGCTTGCTGCGGTTTGGGTCTTTGCCGGGGTTGCCAGAAATCTTCATGGCCTTACCGTCCATCGTGTGTGGTGGTGCGTAAAGGCTGGCAGGGCCAACTTCCTTGCCGTCTCGTTTCATACTGTAAGCCATGATTTACCCCGTTTTCTGGTTAGCTGCGCGGGACAGATTACGACCCATACGCATACGGTCATCCGTAGTAGGGCCACCTTTTTTGAGCTTTAGGGATGTGCCCTTGCCGCCCATATGTTTTTGAGCGTCATGTTGCTTGAACGCCTTTTTAATCATGGCCTTGTCTTGCGCCGTGTCCATTTTTTCTTTAGCCATCATAAACTCCTATGAAACCGTTACTGTGCCAATACTTGTGGTTCCAACCAAGTAATTTGGCGTTAGAACCGTATCAAAAAACCGACTTCCGCCCACCGGAGCCCAGCCCCACTGGATGTCCCTTGAACCTCCCGTGAGGTTACCCGAACTGTTAACCCCCGCCGTTATGTACGTAGTGTCATGCCGAGGATTACGCACTGCTTGCGGATCGTCAACCGGGTACATACCCAATTGCAACTGTGGCTGATCTGGATCCCAACAAGAACCACATACAAGCAAATTGTACGTCTTTGTCTTGATAATTTCCTTGCGTAATTCCGTTAATTTAAACCGAGCACCACACCTATCGCACATGGCAATACTGTTCTTGCCGGATGCAAACCTATTACCCATGTCACGTTCCGCTTCCGATATAGGCCTGACGCGGCACAAAGCGCACAGATGCCTTCTCGCGGTCTTCGTCTGATGCTAACTGCCAAGCCTCATCGTACTGAGCTTTAAGTATGTCTAGCCGTTGCCCACCATTGGGGACTTTAAGCGCCAGATAGTACGCCAGCCCAGCCACCATGCAGGGCAAGAACCGAAATGGTACATCCATCGTGTTTACACCACCGCCAACATCATCAATACGGCGCAAGCGCCAGTAAACGAACTGGTACGTCTGTGAGTTATCGGGAGTTGGCCAAACAGTGATAGCAGGGAGGTTCTGTACGTACACCCCGTCCCCCACAGTGTGGGCCGCAGCAGTCGTGTTGTTTTGGCCCCGGACGCAGTTATATAGGGTATTCCCTGATGCGTAACCGTACCCAATGGTTTCTGAACCCACCAAAATAAAGCCGGTAGAGGGTAAGCCTGCGGCAGAAGTGACTGCAATTGTGGTGTCCGTGGCAGTGATTGTTGTGCTGATCGTGGTTCCCACCGCCGAAGTCTGCCCATCCAAACGCTGAATCCACACTTGAATGGGGCGGGCTTGTTGCAGCTTATTTGGGATGGTGGCGTAGGTAGACACGCTTATGCGCGTGATGGTCAGATCGGCTTGGGTGGATGCATTGCCCGCGCCTGTGCGTATTACGTGTTCAAGCAAGTCCACCGTGTCCGTTGGTAGTGGGTAGGTGTTCTGCCCCGGAACCAAGTTAATAGTCCCTTGATCGAACGTCCACATGTTGACGCCACGGTTGGCCCAATCAGCAAACAACAGATTGAGTGATCGGCGGGCAGTGCGCAAGTCATAGCCAGTGCGAAGTTCAGAGCCCGCACGTTCAAACGCTTCCTCCACAATCTCCGTGAGGTCAAGGTTGAAAGTAGCGATTCCCGAAGTAGCCATTATCTAAACCCTGCTGTTTTCTTTGCTATGGTTTTGGGCTGTGCCACAAACTGTTTACCCGCCGCCTTACCTGCACGCTTTGCTTTGGTGGTGGCTGCGTACTCAGCCGGTGACAGAGATTTTATAGCAGCTTCAGGTAAATATCGCTCACCTGTATCAGAAGATTTTTTACCACTCTTGGTTGTCCAAGATTGTTTGCCCCAGTCCTTCAGGGATTGCTGGGGTTTTTTAATCACGATAACCCCCACCAGAAGCCTTGTACTTCTTGGCTACAAGCTGGGCTTTTCTCGCGCTCCACTGCCCTGCGCCAGTACCTTGGGTAGCCGCTGCTTTTACTTGGGCCACGATTCGCTTGCGCATTTCGGGCTTGGTGTAATTTCCTGCGGCATTAACTGAGCCACCCTCTTTGTACTGCGTGAAGTCAGTGTCATCCCGGCGGGGCAACTTCTTGCCCTTTGGCATCTTGGACGGGGAAATATCGCCCATACCCCGGCTTGCCATCATGGTCTTAGCAGGTTTTGCCGCCCATTTTCATCTTAATCATCGTGCCTTTGGTCTTACCTTTTACTGCAATACCGTCGCGGCTGGGGGCAGCAGTTTTGACTTTACCCATTGATGTCATGCCGCCAGAAGCCATTTTCTTCATGGGCTTTCCTTTTGCTTCGTCTTTTTTCTTAGCAACCATTGCCATGAAAGGATTCATCTTAGCCATAGTATCACCACCTTTAGAAAATTTGCGGCCCTTGTCCGCAGTTGAAAAATCTTTGCCCACGGACTGTGGGACTCCTACCTTCTTGGCAAACGATGGGTTGTGGGCCACCGCCGCCATGAAATTGTGTTGCTTCTTACTGGTTGATGGCACTACTTGCTCCACCAGTGAACGATCTGTACGATCCCCGCTCCAAGGGTGCCGCTGGCACCGCCCACAAGCATCAAGACTTTCCATCCACCTCGGGCTTCAGACAGCGTTTTGTTGATTTCAGAAAGCGTCTTTTGCATTTCGGTTACGCTAGCAACCAGCTTGTCCATATCTTTTTGTAAATGCTCAATATCTGCTGCATGGGTAGCAAGTTCGCGGGCGGTTTGTATTGCATCAGTCATATCAACACTTCCATCTAGCAAGAGCAGCCGCCTTACGGGTAGGCTTGCCCTTTTCGTCTTTCATCGGCCCCGGCATACCCGACATCCGCGCACAAAATGAGTCCTTGCGTGCGCCGCCTTGGGGCTGAGGAGCTTTGAGGTTGCTACCCGTTGCTGCGTTGTACTTAGCACGGCCTTTGGCAGTCAACCCCGCCCCCTTAGAGACCGGCAACTTCTCACCACGACCAACTGCAAGGGATGGGGTTTTCTTCATACCGCTGGCCCAATACTCTGCCCGTTATTGGCAATTAGCACCCCTTCAAAGATGGTACCGATAGCCAGACCTGCACCACTGGACTTGAACTGGAATTGAACGTCTGTTTTTTCAGTAAAGTTCAAAGGGAACTGCGCCGCAAACTCAAAGGTGTTCAGGAACGGTGCTTGTGAAACTATGTACTTGGTGCCCGCAGGTGACAGGGTTTGCGCACGGAATGTTGCGTAGACTCCAGATGTAACTGAAGTTGAAGACCACGCGGCAACGTGAGTACCATGCAGCGTGTAACCCGCTGGTACGGTATAGACTGACATGTTACTCTGCCCTGTATCAACCGCTATTTGCCCGTAAGTCACACTGTTGTTCTTAGCAGTGATGACACCAACTGGGTTTACGCTATTGGGCAAAACGTCCAACTGGTTTACACGGAAAAACAAAGTGGTCGTAACAACAGGCGTTGTGCCATTAAGAGTGACCGTCTGATTAATCGGGTTGTAGTTGGCATCAAGGCCGTAAATAATAATTTCTACTGCCGTATCCGAAGCTGATGTGCTAACAATACTCATCGCCACAGCGGAAGCTGGGTAAGTGTACGCGGCGGTGTTTTCCCACGCAGGGATAAACGCAGCGTTAGTAATAGACGCACTGTAACCAAACAAGAAAACGGACTTATGCCCTGTAATTTGCCCACGACCTACTTGTAGGTCAAACGGTTCGTATGTGCCAGTGCGTGTGACCGAAGAAACAACTGATGTTGCCATAATCAATCTCCTGTTATGAGGGGGCCGAAGCCCCCAAGATTAATTACTGCTGTGTAGCGGTTGGGTTGGCGGAACCGTCAGAGTCACGAACGATGTACTCAACAGTGACAGTAATCGTACCGGCAGTAGCATCCGCAGTAGCTGCGGTAAACGTACCAAAGATGATCGCATCAGTTGTGCCAATGCTGTCATAAACGCCTGAAGTAGCCGCAGCGATGGTAGCGGGGGAAGTCTGAACCGCTGAAGTGCCGGTGTTAACCGAAGCCATATACAAGTTGGCAGTGCCGCTGCTACCGATGGTAACGCCGCAGTTTGTTGCGCCAGTCAGAGCAACATTGACTTCAAGGCCAAAACGAACAATCTTGGCTCCTGCGGGCAGGACAAACATCTGTACTGCGGTGGGGGATGCCAAAATAGTGGCTGTGGCTGCGGTATAGGTCTGGGCAACGATAGTTGCGCCCATGTTGCGGATGGTTCCAGCAGTAGTGCCTGTGGTGTTTTTAACCGTGCCAAGCAGCCAAGGGCCAAGGTGAGTTGCGAATCCCATGATAATTCCTTACATACAAGTGAAGTGCATCAATCGGTATGTCGTCTGCCGGGACAGTTTGATGCACCGGGAACCCCGGAGTGGCTCCAATATATCACGGTTTTGCAGGTGGTGCAAAAATATTTGGTGGAAGTGGAAAGATTCGAACTCTCTCACCCTAACGAGAACGGGGTTACAGCCCGTTGCGCCTCTCCAACTGCGCCGCACTTCCGTGCGGTCAATATCGTTGATTGGTCTGTGCGGCAGGATTTGAACCTGCGACCCCTCGGTTCCAAACCGAGAACTCTGACCAGACTGAGCTACGCACAGTGATCTTGGGTCGCGGGAGGGATGGGGTTTTCATGATGGGCGGAGTATACAGGTTGTTGGTGTGGGGTAGGTTCTCGTGGGTTGACCTCTTCCCCGAACGGCGCAGACATAGCCCTGCACCCGGCGTGTACCTTCGTCTTTCGTTCTGTACACCAACACGCATGGGGACTGGTTTGTCAGACTTTGTGTCTGCTGGTCACCGGCAGCTTTCCCGATAAGACCAACCCCCATGCGTGTTGGCTCAAGGTCGCCCTCCCCCCGATACTTTGTCCCGAATTTCACGGGCTTGGCCTACTTCACCAGTTCAAGACCGATTACAGACCTCTGACTCCGCAATCATACCAGTTTGTTGGACTTTTTTAGGTTTTCTTCTTGGGTGATGACCTCCATGTTCCAAGGTACATGAAGGCCGCAGACACCCTCTCCTTGTAGTGGGATGATGTGGTCTACCGCATGGGGTATTTTGGTTGCGCGACTCAAGGCAATTGCCATCCGGTAGTGAAACCGAATCTCCAACTTTTGCTCTGTTGTCAACCACTTAGGCGTAGCGTCCCGAAACCGACGCCGCCGCACGTTCACCAGTTCTTTGTACAAATCCGGGTTTGCCGTTTTATGATTTTTACGATGAAAATGTTTCTCCTTAGTAGGCCTAGCTTGCGCACGCGCCTTGACTGCTTCTGTGTTTCTGGCGTAGTAATCTTGCTTGGCTTTGACGCCTGCGGATGATTTGTTGTAGCTAGCGTAGTAGTCTGCCCGCTTTGCCAACGCTTCAGTCCATTCGACCTTTAAGCACTCTACGCAGGCCCCCTTGGTTTTGCGGGGGGCTACATGCCCATGTTTGCAGGGCTCTCCCGTAAAATAATACTTGGCTCCCTGTGCTTTGGCTTCAGCACGAGTCTTAGGTAGGTTTGTGGTGTCCATGTTAGCCCCTGTGTTACGATACAGGTATTGTACACTCAAAAGAAAGGGAGCCGAAGCCCCCTTTCTTAAAACCCGTTTTTAGTGGGTTATTTGGTCGTTTTAAGACGAACCGGGCGAACCGAACATGCCTAGCGGATCACTCCAGCCAAACGAATAACGCTCGCGAGCTTTGTATCGCACGTTACCGGTGTCGAAGTCACCATCCATTGAGTTAGTCAGCGCAGTACGCTCGAAGTGCTTCATGCCGTTAGGAACGTCGGTGGTCAAATACCAGCCGTTCGTATCGGTAAAGAAGTTGTTAATGGCATAACCTTCAGGGATCGAACCATTGTTCTTCAGTGCGTTGATATCGTTGTCGGTAGTGCCAACACGCAGGCTGGTCTCCAACAGACGGGTAGCAACGAATTGCAGAGCAGGCGGAATAAGCAACTTGCGTGGCTTAGCCGCAATCAGCAGGCCGCGCTCATCAGTCCAAGCTGCGATCTGAATAACTGCGTTTTCCAACGAAGTCTCATTCAGGTCAGCATTGGTAGATGGACGGTTGCTGTTGGTTCCACCAGAGACCAAGGGGTGCGCGGTAGAGAACAAAGGCACGCCATCGCCACCGTAGTACACGGAAGAGTTGGTGAAGCCGTTGTTGATAACCGATGCAGCCTTAACTTGCTTGGTGTAAGCCATAGCACGGGCCAAAGCCTTGGTGTAACGAGCCGACAGGGAGTCGTACAAGTTATCTTCCACAGCCTCTTCCGTGATGGAGAAGCCCAAGGCAATGGTTTCGTGGCTGTACCGAGCGGTGAACGCTTCCTGCGCATTGTCATAAGCAATAGCAGAGCCCTCGTTCTTCACTGGTGCAGCACTGAAGCCGGACAGCTTGGTTTCTTCTTCAAAGCTACGCTCCGATTTCTCGGTTTCGTAGATTTCCTTGTGTTGCTCACCGTAGCGTGCGTACTCCAAACCGAACAATGCGTTCAATCCGGGTAGCAACTCTTTAAGCAGTTGTGCGCGTGAAATAGCCATGATTTACTCCTTACAGGCCAACTGCGTTGGTGTGGCTGTGATAGCCGGGGTTGAGTTTCACAAGGATGTCTGTGAAGGCATCGCCTACAACAGAGAAACCTTGCATGTTGACAAAACCAACAACGCGGAATGCGGCGGTGGTAGTGACAGCGCTTGAGCCTGCTACAACAGATGCGGTGGAGTTGCCAGTAGAAGTACTACCGGTTGCCACTGCGCCAGTCGAGAAGAACACGTTTGCGCCCAAAGCAGCTTGCGTGACAGAGCCAGCAGACTGAACTTGGAACACAACGCCGGGATCGCTTACCACGTAGGCATTAATCACGCCAGTCGTACCCGTGGGGTAATACTGAGCATAAATCACTTGGCCTTGTGCGTTGATATACGAACAGCCAACAAACACACCAACGATACCGGTATTAGCCGTACCTGTGGGGAGTCCGTTAGTCGTCGCGTCAGCGCCGGTTGCGGTTGCTACTGCCAGATAGCCGTTTGCATTTACATACACGGGCGAACCGTTGTAAATACTCGAAGCTGTACCAGCGGGGTCGATGAGATAGGAGGTGGTTGCACCTGCATAAGGTGTACCACCCAACTCATTTACGGCTCGTAGGCCGTAGGGGGATGCTACTGCTGCCATTTAAGGACTCCTAATTACTTAACACCATTTCCAAATCCACCGCGAGTTACTGAAGACTTGCGGTCTGCAAATAACGGCATGCGGGGGTCATTTTGTCGCAAAAAGCTATTGTCCACCGAGTCCATCTGGTTTTGAGCTTCACCGTTGTAATACTCAGCCATAGCTTCTGCCTTCTCGGTAAGAATCTTGCAAAGCATGAGTCCACCAATTTCAACATTACCTGTCTTTTCATTACCAACGATCATAAGCTCTGGATGATCCTCTGCCTTTACCGGGACATACCCATCACGCAGTTTGCGTGACACGTTAGGCCGCATTACTTCTGAGTTGCCGTGTACAGCAGTCGCTATCCAGCGATATGTGTATCCGGGTTCAGGAGTAGGGTCGGGCAAAGAACTCGACGGTTTATAAACATAGCGAACAGATTTATCGCGTGAGGTTAAATCACGATTTACACGGTTTTGCACTTCAGCCATTTTGATTCTCCAATCGAGCTACTTGAACAGCGTATTGCTGTGGGGTTAAACCGAATTTCTTTGCTAACGCCACTTGCGTGGTAGTCAGCCGAACTTTACCTCCGCTCGTAGAACGAGACGCAGAAGCAACCACGGTAGTAGGCCGTTTGGAAACCTCACCGGACGTAGGCCTATCCTTGGCTCCACCGAATAATTCGGGGAACGAAGACTTCATGCGAGAATCAATTTTCTCGAAATAATCATCAGAGCGAGGATCAACCCCGTTTTGTACTAGCTTTTTGTGCAGCCCTAGTGCGTAGCTGGTGTATTCCTCAAAACCTTCCGATCCGTACCACTGGTTTCTTGCCTGCCAGCGCAGTGATTTTTCATCCGGTACAGGGGGTCTTGTTTGGACTTGGGGCGTTTGTACCTCAAATTCTTCCTGCTGTAAAGGGGGTGGACGAAAATTTTTCGTCTGTTCCATCCGAATTTTGGCATCCATCACCGCTTCTTGGGCCTCAAGGATGGCGTCGTTATCGAACGCTTCCTGTGCTGCCTTTAGATTGCGACGGGCCATTTCAAGTGCGGTCTCCGCCTTTTGCTGTTCACCAGCAATGACGGCTTCGTGCCCTTTGTATACGTTGTTTTTGAGGTTTTTGTTCTCGGCCAGCAACTGTTGTGTAAAACGCTCAAGCTCTTGCTTTTCCCGCAAAACGGCTTCCTTGTTCCGGCGCTCGTCGTGACGGGCGTGGGTAAGTTCCTTGATGCGGTTTTTTACTTTGTCGGAGTACGACTCAATTTCGTCGTCGGTGGGGTCAGCCACTTCCCGATCCAAAGGCTTGCGGCCTCGGTCACGTTCAGGGGTGTCGTCCTCGATTTCAACTTCAAGATCAACATCGCCTTCAATTTCAATGTCGATTTTCTTTTCGTCCAGTTCGTCTGGAAATTTAAATGCGTCCATATATACTCCTTTAAGCGCGGGTTAAACCGCGAGGGTCTTGCACAACAGCATCAACTTGGTCGTCGTTGATGAGACGGAACTCTTTTCCAAAAATCTTAAAGCGTGTACCTGAATAGGTACGTACCAGCACGAAGTCACCTTCTTTGCACCACGCTCCGGTTGGGAACTTGGCTTTATCGGTGTATGCATCGGGGCCTGCACGTATCACAAATAGCACCGTAGTGGCGTGTTCTTCTTGGCGCAAACTTGCTGTATCTCGGACGAGATCAAGCGATGTCCCTGCGATTTTCTGATCGACTTCAGGCACTACGCACAGTAGCTTCCAACCCGTTGGGATAGGTAGCGCTCCAGCTTTTGTTTCTTCACTAGCATCCGCATCCGGTGTTTCCATCGGCTGGATGTGGTTGGGCAAACTAATGCCCGGTGGCAGGATGATTTCACTCATTGGATTTTTCAACTTTCTCAAGCAGGTCAAGTAGATGGCGCTCTGCAAGTGCTAGACCTGAGATAGTCCCGCAGAGTTTTTGGTAATCTTCAAAGTTGCGACACACACCCGCAGCCAAGTCATCGGCGTAGTTGTTCATGTCGGTGCGTATTTTTTCGCGCAATACGCGTGCGAAGTCTTGGATCATTTAGTTGGTTTCTCCGATGTTTTGGCAATCTGTGCTAAGAACTGCTGTTGCTGGTTGTGAGCTTGGTCTCTGCTCTTGGCAACGTCGATGCCCATACGAACACCGTCTCGTTGTTGTTGCGCGGCTAACTGGGCCTCGTTGTTTTTGGTTTGCATTCCAACTTTCATTGCTTCTAACTGCAAGTTGCCCGAGACTTTTTTCTCTTCCAACTTGAGCTTGTCCGCGTTGAGCGCTGCGTCCGCAGCTATCTTGGCCGCTTTGAGCTTGAGGTCTTCCTGCTTTATCTGGTTGACCCCGGCCTTGATTTGCAACTCTTGCTGCTGCATCTGAATCACCGGGTCTTGTGCCTGCTGCTGGGCTTGCGCCTGCGCGGCTTGTGCTTGGTTCTGCTGCATAACTTGCTGCGCTGCTTGAGCCAGCATGCCAGACAAGGCCACTTCGATTTGCGGAGGGAGCTTCTCGTCTTCGGGAGGCATAGGCATACCCAACTGCTGCTCGATTTGCTGGCGCATTTTGTACCCAACGTGCTCAGCGATGTGCGCAGTGATGGCCCCCATGATCTTGGGAGCCTGCGGATTTTGGCCAATCATTTGCTGAATCAGCGGGTCTTGCAGCAGCATCATGTGGACTTGCATGTGCGCGTCATGGTTCTGGTACATGAACGCTTTCACAGGCTTGCCATTAAGCGTTGCTTGGTTCTCCGACACAGGATCGGTGGGCTTCATGTCCTCTTCGATTGGCACCAACTTTTCAGCGTTTTTGATGCCCAAAACATCCAACATCCCACGGTGCAACTGGGGCAAGTCGTAGATGTCGGGGGCCATCTGGGCCATCTGAATGACCGCTTGGTATTGGATGACGCGTTGGCTCAGGGTGGCTGCGTTGGGGTCAGAGACGGGGATGATGTCCACCAAGTCGTAGTCACCGCGCTTTGCTTTCTTGTTGCCGTACTCAGGGTTGTATGTGTAGTCCGGGTCGGTGTAATCGCGGATGATTATTTTGAGCAGCTTTAACTCTTGCTTGAGGGCGTAGTGGACGCGGGCCTGTACCGCCGACATCACTTTAAGCTGGCGCTCCAGCAGCGCTAGTGTCGTGCCCACCGGGGCATTGGCCGACATGTCAGACACCTTCATATCCGCCGTGGACGCAAACCTGCGGCCCTCATCAACGATCTGGCCCAGCAACGCCATCAGAACTTGGCTTGGCTCCTTGTATGGCAGGGGTAGGATACTGTCGCGGATGTTGCCGCTTGCCACATCGGCATCACGCCACTCGCCCGGAGCAATCGGAGTGTCATCACCCTTGATGCGCAGGCCACGGGATTTCAAACCACCGGGCAAGTTGGACAACGTACCCGCGTCCACAAGCTGGCGCATGAGGGAGGTGGCCGACTTAGCATAACCACCAATCAGGTGAAATAGGCCAAAGCCGTAGGCCCCAAAGCCGGGGATGTACTGGTAGTGAACAAAGTGCTGGCGCTTGAGCCGGTACTCGTCGTCTTCCAACCAGTTACGGCGGATGGACAGCACATCGTTGGTTCCTTTTATTAGGGTTACTACGTAGGGAAGCATGATTCCCGTAGGCTCGTCCTCGTCGTCCTTGTCCTCGTACCCTTCCAAATCCAAGTCCACATGGCACTCGTACAGGGTGTACCGGTCGTCGTTCAAATCGTTAAACCCGGTTTCCTTGTCCTTGGCTTTTTGAATGTCCGTGCGATCTTTGGGCGCGTCGGGCAACTCGATGTCCAGATAAAACCCAGCCTGCTGGAGCTTGATGATTTCGTTCTTGGTCTTGCGCATGACATGCGTGATGCGGTGGCAAGTATCCAAGTCGGTCGTACCGTAGGGCAGGAGGATGTCCTCGGCTGGAATAAACATCGACACCTGACGGCCAAGGCTTGGGTCGTAGTACACTTTTTTGAACGCCGAACCAGTGGCCGGAAGGCTCCACAGCATGCGCTCATGCTCGGGCCGGAACTCCGCCATCGTTTCAGTTAATTCAAAGTTCATGTCCTCCTGCACCCGAGCAGCGGCTTCTTTTACCTGTGGAGTGTCCAGTCCGATGATCTTGGTTTTGACCGGCCCAGCGGCAGGAAACGTTTCAGTAATCGTTTCACTTTGGAACCTTACAACGGCCTCGGTAATCATCGGATGGAACACACCGCAAGCACCTTGCCACGGCTCCGTGCGCTCCTCAATCTGAAGGCCCAGCAATTTAAGCCCGTCCACGTAGGCTTTCTCCCACTCCTTGCGTGAGGACTTGTCGTTGCCGATGTCCGAGTCCAAATCCCCCGCCATGCTCTGCATGTCGCCCTCGTTCATATACTCGGCCAAGTTGTCGCTAAAGCCTTCCTCGCCTTCGTCTTCACCGGGCTTTAGGCTAATTTCCAAGCCATCCATACCAATGTTGACTTCCTCCGGGTCAATAATCTCAATCTCCAGCGGTGACTCATCTTCTGCAAGCGCGTCAATCCCCATTGGTTGCTGGTATAGGGCTTTGTCTACATTGGTGGCCATGATCTGTCCTTAGTAATAAGCCGCCGCTCTGCGACGGAACAATTTGGGTTCGTCTTTCTCATCCGTGTCCAACGTGATAAACCCGCCTTGGCGAAACCGCATCAGCGCTTGGCTGGTTGTGTCCACGTAATCGTCATTATCACCGTTGGGGAAGGCCGCGACCTCCTCAATAACTTCCCGCGCCCAGCGCGTATCCGGTGCCCACACTCTACCCGAAGCAAACAAATCGGCAATGGCGTTGACCCGCACGATCTTGTCGTTGCCCCGGCTGGGACTGAACTCCTGCACCGGGATGCCCATAACCCGCAGTTCTTGGATCAGCGGTGCCCCAGCGGCTTTTTTCTCCACAATGATGGAGTCGGGCTCCCACTCCTTGTAGTGCTTGAAAGCTATGGCCTTGAGTTCAGGAAATTCCATCCGGTCTTTGAACGCGTCCAGCAGTATGATTTGCGCTTCGTCGCGCTCATTTTCGTTGTAGAACACGCCCCATGTGGTGCAGGCTGAATAGTCGGCCCTGCTCTTGGCTTCAAAGGCCGTGTCCCACGACTGGATGATGTACTCACACTTGGGCGGCTCCTCGGGCTCCCATATGCGCCAGAGCTTGCGGGAAATTATGGCGGCGGCGTTGCTTGTGGGCTGTTGCATGTACTGGGCGTTCCAGTACTGGGGGTCGATGGATGCCTTGGTTGTCTTCAAGGTGGCCAGCGGCCACTGCTCTGGCCAGAGGGATTTCTCGTCCTCGGTGCCATCGTTCAAGATGGCCGGAAGCTCCACAATCTCCCACGGCAGGGAGTCCGGGTTGCGGCTTTGGTAGTCAATCAGCCGCCCGGTCAGGTCAAGCTTGCCCCAGCGCGTCATCACAATAATGATTGCCCCTCCGGGCATCAGGCGCTGCAACGGGCCAGTCTGGAACCAACTCCATGCCGTGTCAAAAGCTAGGCGGCTGTTGGCCTTTACGTCCTGCTCCGAGTGCGGGTCGTCGATCACAAACAAGTCCGCGCCACGACCGGCAAGCGCACCGCCCACACCCGCAGCGTAGTACTGGCCCCCTGCGGCGGTACTCCATTTACCCGCAGCCTTTTGGTCGTCGGCCACCACCGTCTTTGGAAAAATCTCACCGTAGTCTTCGCTGTCGATCAAGTTACGCACCCGGCGACCAAAGTCCTCGGACAGTCCAGCGGTGTGGGTGCCCATGATGATTTTCTTCTCGGGGAACTTGCCAAGGAAGTAGGCCGGGAACAAGTAGCTGCTAAATTCTGACTTACCCATACGCGGGGCGATGTTGATGATGACGCGTAGTTTGCGCCCCTCAATCACGTCTGTGAATATTTTGGCCAGCTTTCTGTGGTGCGGGCCGCTCTTAAACCCCGGATACACCGAGTTGGCAAACCCAATCATGTTGTTCTGCGCGGCCAACAGCCGGGCTCGGCGCTCACGTACCTCCAAGTCCTCAAACAACTCCATCTTCTCGGCCAACGTCATGGTTGGCAGAGCCTTCACAAGTGCGGCAATCTCAGCTTTTGTCAGCGTGGTGATGTTTTCAAGCTGCATCTGGGGCTGGCGTTGGGTTGTCCGTAATGATTCTGGCCGTGGGGATGTCAATATCTATGTCAGTGACCTCAACGGCGTCCACCACCCCCATGAACTTGGCCAACTTGTCCTTGATGCGCTGGTCAAGCTCGTTGTCGGTGAGCGCTTCCTTCTTGATTTCAATCTTTTCGGTGAACAACCCCACCTCGGTGACTTTACCAAGCGCTGTAAGAGCCTTGAGCCGGATACTGGCGTTGGGGTTCTTGGTTTCCTCCACCAACTGGGCCACACAGTAGCCACGCAGTTGCTGCGCTTGGTGAATAAACTCCCAGTCGTAGGCTGTCAGCATGCTTACTAAGTGCTGGACAGCGGCGGGAGCCTTAATGTTGCTCAGGGAGCTTTTTGTCAGTTCGGTTGGCTGGCCGGTAATGATGTTGGTAAATGCCGCACGGGCAAAAGTGGCTTGCGCTTGATCCACTACCTCGTCTTCGTCCACTGCGCCCAGACTTTTGAGCCAGTTGGCCGTCTCCACCTTGGCGTCCACGACCTGATTCACCCCCGCTTTGTTCAGCGGTGTGTAGGGTTCATCGAAAAGCTCGATGTCCGGCTCGTATTCAATTAAATGTTCCAACATGCGTAAGCCCTTGCAGCCTCGTTGGGGGAAGTATATACTCAGTTCCGGTGATTGTGCAATTTTTTGTGCATTTGCTTCTCCCTGAGTGGGCCTGACGGCTCATTTTTAAACCCTTGGTTTGCGCCGAGGGTTTTTTTTATGGGTATTTGTCAATAGTTAGACAAGGGTTTACCCTAATTTTTGTAGTAGTTTTTGGGGGTGACGTTGTTTTTCGGAGACGGGGGGTGTTCTGGGATTTTTAAAATTTTGATTTGCGGGTGCTAAACACTGTTATGTCGGAGCGGCGGCGGTGACGGCCTAATAGGGCTTCCGGGGGTACGGTGGGGTCGCCAAACCCCCGTTTTCGGGGTCAATTTGCCCTCAATCCGGTGCCAACTTGGCTATCAAACCATGCCATCCGGATAATGGATATTGTCAGTGGGGCTTTCCCCTG